CAAGGTTCAACATGAACAGTATTTTGTTTGTATTTAAATATATTTTAATGTGTTAAACAAGAGTATTACTGCAATTTAGAATAATATAAAATAATATGATAGAGTTAATTTAACTGTCATTTAACTGACAAACTGACAGTTTGACTGACAATTATTTAAACATTATACTAGATATATTTTCGCTGGCTTGAGTATCCATTTCTTTAAGGACATGAGAATATCTATTCATTGTAATTCTTATGTCAGTATGTCCTAGCCTTTGTGATACTACTTTCATATTTGTATTAGCTAACAATAACAAAGTAGCATGAGTATGTCTTAAATCGTGTAAGCATATTCTTTTTATATTGTGCTTATCGCAAAATCTATACCATGATTGAATTAGTGCTTCATGGCTAAAAGCATTTAGTACATTGTTTAAACATACAACATCTTCATATTTTTCTGGTATTAACCCTTGCAATTTAACTTCGTTACACTTAATCTTTAACTTTTTTAATTTGTTCATTAACTCAACCGGAGCTGAAATAGTTCTAATAGAACCAGCAGTTTTAGGTTTCTTAAATATTAATCCTTTATATGCTGCACGAACTAAAATTTGATTTATACTAATAGTATTATTTTCGAAATCTACATCCTTCCACTTAAGGCCACATACTTCAGCTGATCTTAATCCTAAACTAAGCATTAAAAGTATAGGTATCTCTAAATAATAACCATCTATCTTTTGTATAACATTTTGAACCTCTTCTTTTGTATATACATCTGTAACTCTAACTTTTCCTTTTAAACTTTTTGGAGTTTTTATAAAGTCGCATGGATTACTTGGTATTTCTTTAAGTCTGTACGCTTCATTAATAACAGCTTTTACAAAACTCAACCTTCTTTTTGCACTATCTTGACTGTATTCTTTATAAACGTAATTTGCATATCCTTGAAGTATTACTGGCGTAACTTCATCTAATTTTATATCTTTAAAAAATGGTTCTATATTTTTACCTATAGTACGCTCATTAGTATCCAGAGTTGTAGGACTAAAATCTTTGGATTCATCATGAGCATAGATCATGCATCTTTCCACAAGCGTAATATTTTTGCTAACAATATAATTGTTATTATTAATGCTGCTTTTCAAATCTATAAGATGTTTATCTGCATCTTTTTTATTTGTATATTTGCCAACACTCTTTTGTCTTATTTTTTTGTCTATGTCATAATACTCTACTATTACATTATAGTTATTTCCTCTTTTCCTAATAAAAGTGCTTTTTATTTTATCCAACCTTGAACACCCCCAATTCTTCTGCAAATTCTATTTTATTCAATTCTTTATTAATTTGTTTATTTTCTAATTCACTTAAAAAACTTTGCGACAAATTACATCTTATTGCGAGTTCTTTTTGCGTTAAATTTTGTCTTTTCCTCGGAGTATTAATAAAAATTAATTTTCTATTCTAAATAAAATTGATTAATCCACAGTTTTCTACAGTTATGTCGAATGAAACAAAAAATATTTCTGGCAGCGATACTTTTTCTGCTACAATTACATTACATGATACAAATGTTTGTTGATTATAGAACGCTTGTTTGATATCATTATAGTATAATCTAATAAAAAGGGGAGAACTTATTTTATGGAGAAAGATAAATTTATAAAAATTTTAATTGAGATTAAAAATAATAATAAAGAAGACTATGAAAAAATAGTTTATGAAATAAAAAAATTAAGACAAATAAGGTAACTCTTATTTGCCTTTTTGATTTTCTAACATTGTTTTTATCATAGAATCAATTAAAATTTTATTATTTTTATCTAACTCTTTGTAAGATTCATATAAATCTTCTATTTCTGAATAATCTTCTTTTAGTTCTTCTAACTCATCACTTTTAATTCCAGTGTCTTTCAATAAATAATCAACTGTTACATTAAAGTAATCAGCGATTTTAACAATAGTTTCAGCATCTGGACACCTTCTATTGGTTGTCCAATTTGATACAGAACCACGCTTTACATTTAATTTATCTGCTAATTCTTGTTGCTTCACATTATTGTTTTCCATTAATTGTCGAAGCTTCTCGCCAAATGTAGTCATATCAACACCTCCCACACAATTAATAATACCACAATTAATAAATATATGATACTTATAGCTTCAATATGAATATTTTTAATGAAAAAGTTAAAAATATTATTGACAGCTTCATATAGAAGCACTACTATATATGTATAAGCTTCGAAAAGAAGCTAAAAATCAAAAGGGGTGATATGAATGCCTAATAATGTTGCAGGTTTTAGGGGCAAATATAAAATAAGCCAACAAGTGCTAGCAGATGAATGCAGTATAAGATTGCAAACATACTGCAATAAAGAAAATAATATTAGAGCAGAATTCACAAGAAGTGAAATGATTGCAATAACTGTATTCTTTAAAAAATACGAACCAGATATAACCATGGATGAATTATTTTTTTTGATTTAAAAAGCTTCATAATGAAGCGTAACATATTTAAGATGCAAAAACATTAGGGAGTGAATTACAAATGAAGAAAGTATTTACAGCGAAAGATATAGCTGGAATTTTAGGCGTTTGCGATAAAACTGCCTATGAACTGATAAGGCAAGCTCTAGTAAATGATGAAATGTTTAAAGTAATCAAATTAGGAAGACTTTATAAAGTTCCGGCAAACAGTTTTTTAAATTGGTTAGATGAACAAGAGTAAATAAGGAGGTGTAATAATGGCAGTTACTTGGATTCTTAAAATTTACTGTAATTTAATCACAACAGGTGAAGCCGAAAATAACTGGGATGAGTATCTTAAGTTTCAAGATATGGTATTACAAAAGATAAATGAAAAGGGGGAGTAAGTAATGAAAAGTATGTTAGTAAAAATCAAATCAAACAGCACTAAAGAGGTAACTAGATACAAGACAGATAGAAATATCCATTCAGAGTTAAAACATCTTGAAGATATAGGTGTAAATGTACTAAGACTTAACTACTTTGATGAAACTCAAAGTTTTGGTAATTGTAAAAAGTTAATTATTATAGCGCAATAGGGGAGGGAGTAGAAATGGATAGTAGTTTATATGCAAGTTACAAAGTTATGGAGAGTAATGAAGGACAAGTGGTTCAAACAATACCTAGTTATGAAGTAGCAGTAATGATGGAAAAAGAACATAAAGAAGTAATGTGGATGATAGAAGGTAATGAAAAACGAGGAATAGTAGGCATCAAGCCAACTTTAGAGCAAAGTGCAGAACTGCACCTTGGTGATTATTTTATAGAAAATACTTATGACGATAGAGGTAGACAATTAAGATGCTATGAATGTACCAAATTAGGTTGTGATTTACTGTCTAATAAGATGACTGGTGAAAAAGGGATATTATTTACAGCTAAGTATGTAAAGAAATTCAATCAAATGGTAGAAAATCCATTTTTAAATGCTTCAAAAGAATTACAAGCAATATTTATGATAGACAGAAAGCAGCAAGTAATTGAAAGCAGGGTTGGAGCCATAGAAGAAAAGATGACTGTTGACTATGAGTTAGCAGAAAACTTAAGAACTGCAGTAAATACAAGGGCAGTTCATTTATTAGAAGGTAAACATTCAGAAGCTTATAAGAGACTAAGCAAGAAGTTATTTTCAGAACTTTATAGAGATATAAAAGGAGCATTCAAAGTAAATAGTTACAAAAATATATCTCTTAAAAATTATGACAAAGCACTTAATTATATAGAAAAATGGAAGCCTAGTTTAATGCTCCAATATGCAATTCAAGGCGCAAATGGACAAGTTAAATTAGACGAAATGGAGTGTGTTACTAATGGATAGAAATGAAGAAATGATAGAGCTAAAAAATAATATTTCAGTTGTTCAAGTTAGAGACCTATTAGAAGTTACACAAACAATAGGAAAGGCACTAACAGAAGATGAATTCTTACAGGTTATGAGTTTTTATGGAAAAGTTGCAAATAGATTATTAAAGGCAGGTGCAACTAATGAGTAAAAAATATTATGATTTACCAAGTTCAAGAGTGGTATGTGAAATTGACTGGGAAAAAGGTCATGGAACTTTAGAGCAAGCAAAGAAAGTTTTAGAAAATGACATAAGAGAAATATCAAAATCAGAGTTTATAAGATTAGGTGAAATATATGCAGGAAGAAGTAAAGAAGGTGTTTTGTAGAGATGGATTAATATCAATAGACCAAAAATTACTTTAGCCTATTGATATAGAATTGGCATCTATGGACACAAAGGACAACAAACAAATGAATCTTCTGGATATAGGGCTTTTGCTCTCTGTAGGGCTTCCTCGCAGCTAGAAAAATCACCAATATAAGTTCTATCTGATGTAGGAGGAATGAAAGCACTATCTTCGGCATGAATTACATGGTTGCCGTTGACATCTGCAACGTTGTCGAAATAATAACCCTTCATAAAATCACCACCTTTCTATTAGACTTAATACAATTTATGCGTGAGAAAAACAATATGTGAATTATAGTTTATAAGTATGAAAGGTTAGGTCCTATATTAGCAGTGCAAAATATTGATACTGGTAATCATTACGCAATTCAAACAAACAAGGAGGTTTAACATGGACCAAATACTAGATGAAGAAATACAAGATAAAAAATCTAGAATACATTGTAAAGAAGTTTTTATCAAAGTATGTGATAAAGAGTTAGAGAAATACAAAGATAGATGGCACACAGACAATGTGTATGAAGCTATTCAACATGAATATTGGAGAACTTGCAAGTTAATGGCACTTGATGAAATAAACTATCACAAATATAGATTATCAGAAATAGAAAAAGATTTACGAGAAAATAAGAAAAGAGCCTACTGCAAATAGACTCAATTCTAAGTAAAAAAATTTTGATTGACGGTATTATTATACCACGAATTGGAGGAAAAATGAAAACAATAACTTTAAATAAATTAGAAATAAATAACTTCAAAGGAATATATAACCTAAGCGTAGATTTTGCTAAGGTTACAAATATAAAAGGCGAAAATGCACTAGGAAAAACAAGCATATTTGATGCATTCACATGGTTGCTATTTGACAAGGACAGTAAAGATAGAAAGGACTTTGATGTAAGACCTTTAGATGCTAACAACATCATCATAAGAGGGCTAAATCCTCATGTGGTAGCTTATTTAAGTGTAGATAGTAAAGAGATAAAGCTAACTAAAACATTAAAAGAAAAATGGTCCAGAGCTAAAAGTGAAAGTGAAAGAAAGTTCACTGGAAATGAAACTATATATGAAATAAACGATGTACCAGTTAAAAAGAGTGAATACACTAAGAAAATTTCACAAATAGTTGATGAAAAGCAATTTAAGTTACTTACTAATCCTTACTTATTTTCTAATCTTAACTGGAAAGAAGCTAGAGCGATAATACTTGAAATAGCTGGTGACGTAAGCATGGAGCAAGCATTTGCTATAAATAAAGATTTAAAAGCTATAGAAGATGATCTAAAGAAAGATGATGTTGAAAATATATTAAAAAGTAGAAATGCTTCTATTAAAAAACTCAAGGAAGAAAAGAAATCAATTCCTTATAAAATAGAAGAAGCCAATAACTCAATACAAGAAATTGATTTTGCAGAAATAGAAGCAGAAATAGGAATTAAGGAAAATCAAGTAAAAGATATAGATAGACAGTTATCAGATGTGGCAGAAGTAGTTAGAGAAAAGTTAATTAAGAACAAAGAAATAATGGCTGAAATGCAACTTAACAATACTAAGATACAAAACTATAAAAATGATGCGTATAAGATAACAGAAGAAAAGAAGCAAGAGTTGTATAGTAAGAAAGAATCACTAACAAAAGAATTATACAGTATAGAAAGTACTAAAAACAAAGTTAATTATGAAGTTGATAATCTTAGAAAAACTTATGACAGACTAGAAAAAGAAATAGCAGTAGCAAAACAAGAGTGGAGAGATGAAAAATCAAAAGAAATATGTTTAGACGGAATATTAACAGAATGCCCTACTTGTAAAAGACCTTTTGAAAGTGCTGCTATCGAAGATAAGAAACAAGAAATGCTAGAAAACTTCAATAGTAATAAAGCTAAAAGAATAAAAGAAATCGGAGAATTAGGAAAATCAAAGACTAAAGAACTGGAAGAAATTAATAAAACAATAGGAGACAAGCTTAGTTGCGTTGAGAATTGTTCAACTGAAATAGTTAAATTCAAAAATGATATTGAAGAAGTTGAAAAGGAAATAGAAGATATAAAACCTTCTATACCACTTATAACACAGGAAAACATCGATAAGCTAGAAGCTAAAAATATAGAACTAGAAAGTCTATTAAATAGCACAAGTAGTAATGAAAATGTAACTAACTATTCAGAAGAAAAAGACAAGCTTAATTCAGAACTTAAGACTTTATATTCAAAGCTAGCAGTAAAAGAATTAAATGCTAAAACATTAGCTAGAATTGAAGACTTAAAAGAACAAGAAAAAGAACTTGGAACAGAAATAGCTAGACAAGAAAAGATAGTAATGCTTTGTGAAGAGTTTATAAAAACTAGGGTTGATCTACTTGAAGCTAATATAAATCATAAGTTTAAAAATGTTAAGTTCAAGTTATTTAAAGAAAATATCAATGGAAGCTTAGAAGAAACTTGTGAACCTCTTATCGAAGGAGTTCCTTTTAAAAATGCAAATACAGCAAGTCAGATAAATGCAGGATTAGATATCATAAATACTCTAAGTGAGTTTTATGAAGCTAGTGTGCCAGTGTTTATAGATAATAGAGAATCAATAAATCAGTTAATAGATATAAACAGTCAAGTAATTAACTTAATAGTAACTCAAGATAATCCAATGGTTATAGAAGCTTTAGAAGAAGTTAAAGGAGGAAATTAATAATGGCAAATAATCAAGTTCAGAAAGTAGAAGAAAAACAAAAAAGTATAACAGATGTAGTACTAGGAAGAGTCAATGCTTTAAAAGATAATAAAGAGCTTATAACACCACCTAATTATTCACCTGAAAATGCTTTGAAATCAGCTTATTTAAAGTTACTTGAAACAAAAGATAAAAATAAAAAGAGTGCTTTAGAAGTTTGCACAACACATAGTATTTCAAATTCTTTGCTAGATATGGTAATACAAGGTTTGAGTCCAGCCAAAAACCAATGTTACTTTGTTGTCTATGGCAACCAGTTGCAACTAATGAAATCTTATTTAGGAACAATTGCAGTCGCTAAAAGATTGAACGGTATTAAAGATATTAAAGCACATTGCATCTATGAAGATGATGAATTTGAACTTGGATATGATTATAAAACTGGTAACATATCAATCGAAAAATTTAAACCTAATTTTGATAAAATGGATTTTGCAAAAATGAGAGGTGCGTTTGCAGTAATAACTGGTGAAAATGGTGTTATCCATACGGAAGCTATGAACATGACTCAAATTGAAAACGCATGGACTCAAAGGTTTAGCGGGAAGTTAACTGATACTCATATTAAATTTAAAGATGAAATGGCCAAAAAGACAGTTATAAATAGAGCTTGCAAAAGATATGTAAATACATCAGATGATAGCGATTTATTAGTAGGAGCATTTAATAATACATTGGAAGTTAATGAAGAAGATATTATAGAGTCTAATGATTATCAAGTAGAAGAAGAAATACAAGAAAAAGCAAATAAAACTACTTTAAGTATAGAAGAACCAACTCCTACAACTGAATATCAATATAAAGAAAAGGCATCTTCAAAAGTAAAAGAAAAAGAACCAGCACCAACACAAGTTCCTGTAGATGAAATAATAGAGCAGTCAACATTTGCAGAAGATGAAGAGTGCCCATTCTAATGAATTGCTTAAAGGTAATAGCAAGTGGGAGCAAGGCAAATTGTTATTTGCTCTCACTAGAAAATGAAATATTAATACTAGAATGCGGAGTTAATTATAAAGAGATTCTTAAAAATTTAGATTATGACTTATCAAAGGTTAAAGGCTGCTTAGTAACTCATGAGCATAAGGACCATAGCAAAAGCATTAAAGAACTAACTGAAAATGGGATAGATGTATATTCAAGTTTAGGAACTTTTGAAGCTGTAGGCATACAGAATCATAGAACTAGAATTATAAAAGCTAGGAACCCTATTAAAATCGGTAATTTCACTATTTTACCTTTTGAAGCTAATCATGATGCTAAAGAACCTTTAGGATTTCTTATTAATCATAAAGCTATAGGAAATATGTTATTTCTAACAGATAGTTACTACTGTGAATATAAGTTTGAAAATCTTAATCATATATTAGTTGAATGTAACTATAAGAAAAGTTTACTTGATGCAAGCATTGAAAATAAAATAATTCCTCTTAGTTTAAGAAATAGAATTACTAAAAGTCACTTTGAATTAGACAATGTTATTGGATTTTTAAAAGCTAATGATCTAAGCAAGATTAAAAATATAATGATACTTCATATATCTGGTCAAAATGGTGATGGTGAAATTTTCAAAAGTGAAATTGAAAAGAATATAGGTTTACCAGTTGATATAGCTAGAAAAGGAACGGATTTATTACTTTAGACAAAAGATAAAAGGCAGGTGAGATAATTGGCTAAATACAGAGCTATACAAGTTGACTTTTGGGAAGATGGTTTTGTATTAGATTTAACACCAGAAGAAAAATATTTCTATTTATATCTTTTAAGTAATTCAAGAACTACTCAATGCGGATGCTATGAATTGCCTTATAAAGTTCTTGAAATGCAAACTGGATACAATAGAGAAACGGTAGAGAAGCTTTTGCAAAGATTTGTTGATTATAAGAAAATTGAATATTCAGCAGATACAAAAGAGATTCTCATAAAAAATTGGTACAAGTTTAATTTTTCTAAATCTCCTAAAGTTATGAATTGTATATTAAAAGAAATTGAATCAATAAAGAATATAGACTTTAAAAAATATATGGTTAGTGTTTGTATAGAGTATGGATACAGTATAGATAGTCTATCTATAGACTTGGGGGAAAAAGAAAAACAAAAACAAAAACAAAAAGAATATATAAAAACAAAAACAAAAACAAGCGATGAAGTAGGTGAGTCTGTGGATAACTCAAAAAATGAAAGTCTTTCTTATATGAGCAAGATGTATCAAGAAAATATAGGTGTAGCGAATGGAGTTGTAGCAGAATGGCTTATAGATGTATCGGAAAAAATTGATATAGATTTATTCAAAAGAGCAGTGGAAATTTGTACAGAAAAAGGAAACAATACTTTTGGTTATTTGAAAGGAATAACAAATAACTGGTTACAAAAAAATATAACCAGTTATGAAGAACTTAAAGCATATGAGTTACAAAATAGGATTGCTGGTAATAGTTTTATTAAAAATAGTAATAATATACAAAATTCATATAAAAAAGGTGCAGGAGCAAATGTAAATAATTCATTCTCTGGATACACTCCAGATGAATTAGAGAAAATCTTACTAGAAAGTCAGAAAGGTAAATTTGATTAGATGTACTATGCAATTATGAGAACAGGAACTCCTAGAAAAGCAAAATAACCCTATCATTGCTGATAAGGTTAGTTACTACAGATCAAAATATAATAAGAAAGGACGGGTCCATTAGTAGTATGTACAGATTAAAACAAATTATTCCTAGGCATAAGAGGAAAGATTAGAGCATGTAATAAGAAAAAATACAATTGTTTGCTAACATTAATCTGGTTTTTATATTAAGGACTATAGATTTATTATGAATGGTTTGTGAATGTAAAAAATAAATAACCTTATCGCTTCCGATAAGGTTAAGTACTACAGATTCAAATGTGTCAAGAAAGTATCGTTATATTAGTATTATGTGTAGTTTGAAATAAATTATACCAGGAGATTTTTCTCTTTGAGCATAGAGAGAACAGAGTAGTAAATAACAACGTCAAATTGCAATGTAATAGAATTTGGTTCAGATATTGAAAATTATAGATTTGTTATGAATAGTCAGTGAATTTTTAAAAACTAAATAACCCTATCGTTTCCGATAAGGTTAAATACGAGTTGGTTCATAAGTGACATGCATCGATAAGTCATTAATAGTATGTGTAGATTAATTATAAATATTCCAGGGGATTTATTCCCTTGGACCATAAGAGGGGGAGATTATTATGAGTGGCAAAAGTAGGCAATTAGTCAGAATGTCAAATCTTTTAGAAAAATCAAAGCACGTCAATATAGAAGCAATAGAAGATCCAACACTTATAAATTATCTTAGATTAGCAGAATGCATATTAGATACAAATAGTAATCACAAGATGAGTTACTATCTCACAGATTTAGAAAATAGCGATGAAGCAGACAAGACAATGCAGCGAATAGATGAAGATAGGAAAAAAGGCATATTAACAGAAGCACAGATGATAAAAGTTAATGAAGTTAATAACAAATATGATGATATAGTGCGAAGAAAAATCGAACAGTACAAAAATAAAAATAACAATCAAAATTTAAATTTACATCCAATTAAAGTCATCAATAAATATGCAGGTACAACAGAGATATATTCATGCATTAAAGAGTTTTGTGAAGAACATGGATATAAAGCGCAAAACATAGTAAATCAATTCAGATATTATAATTCTAACGAAATACAGTATAAAGGCTTAACTATAGAACGTTTGAAATAGGATTATGAATTCGTATTCTTATTTGAAAATCAAATGATAAGGGGTGGATATCAATGAAGGATAAAAGTATAAATGAACTATTCAAAATGTCACAAGAAGGCAATAAACAAGCAAGAGACTATCTTGTTGAAATGAATATGAAGCTAGTTTATAAGATAGCTAATAGTTATAAAAATTCCGATAAATTAGATTTTGATACTGCAGTTCAAGAAGGTAGTATAGGCTTGATAAAAGCTATAGATAAATTTGAAGTAGATAGGGGATTACAGTTTTCAACATATGCAGTATGGAGAATAAGAGGTGAAATGCAAAGATTTATGAGGGATTTAAAAGAAGATAGACCTTATAGACCTAAAAGAAGTGACTTTGAAACATATAGAAAGATATTTCAAGCTAGAAATAGATTATCTCAAGAATTTCATGGAGAACCAACTAATCGTGAGGTGGCTACATATTTGGGTATGGAGCAGTTGGAAGTTGAAAGAGTTATAGGAGTAATGGAAAACCGAACAAGTATATACAGCACTAAGTACTATAACAAAGATGGAAAAGATGACATATTAATATATGAATCAATAGAGGACCAAGACAACATATCAGAAGAACAACTCATAAACAAAATGATTATAAGAGAAGCGATGAAAAAGTTAGATGAAAAGCAAAAGAAAATAATAGAACTTAGATATATAAATGATCTAACTCAAGTACAAGTAGGAAAGATATTAAATGTTACTCAAGTTCATGTATCAAGAATAGAAAGAAAAGCCTTAAAGCTATTAAAAGAAGCAATATAGGAGGAACTTATGAAGAAAATACTTGGAGGTAAAAATGGGGTATGTCCTCATTGTGGAGGATTAATGGTATATCTACAAGTAGCAAAATATACAGTATTAAGTCAATGCAAATCATGCGGTTGCTTACGAGAGGGAAGAGTTAAAGAAGAAGTAAAAATATATAGTTATGAGGAGAAGAGATAAATATGAGTAATTTAGAAAATAACATAAAAGATTGTATAGCTAATGAGCTTGAAAAAGGTGTCATAGAAAAAGTAATAGCACAACAGTTAGAAAAGTGTATCGAAAAATCAATAAGTGATATGTTCAGCTGGGGCGGAGAAATAAAAGACGTAATAGAAAGTAAAATTAAATCAGTAATGATACCTTATATAGAAAAATATGACTATTCTCAATACATAACAAAGCTGGATAGTGTATTAGTTGATGTATTGAAAAATACTGCATTAGATAATAAAAAACTTCTAGAAAATTTTAAAAATTTAATGACGAGTGAAGATATTCCTAAAGTAATTAAATTAACTGATATTTTTGATAAATGGAATGAATACTGCAAAAAAGAAATCGATAAAAATGATATTGAAATGGACTATGATGGTGGATATATAAACACTAGATTTACTGTAGAAGATGTTAGTAATGATTGGAGTATTTATAAAACATATATGGTTGTATTTGAATGTGAAGAAGATGAAGATTTAAAGCTTGAATTTAGTATTCAAGCATACGAACCGAAAGAAGATACTGGATTTACTAGTAATTATAAAAATGTTGGGGATTTAAGAAACTTAAGACATTTAAATGACTTTGAGATCCTAATGATGAGGATAAGCGAAGGTTACAAAAATATAATTGTAGATAGCTTTGAAGAAATCGAAGAAGTATTTGTTGAAAATGATGAATGCTAGGGGGAGAAGAGACATGATAAGTAAAGAGAGATTTAATGAAATAGAGTTAAAACACGGTTGCGGTTACTGGTACGAATGTTGTGATAAAGCGTGTCCTTGTGCCATAACTACTGAAAACAAGGGGTTAAGACAAGATATATGGGATGATTTTAAGAAAGAACAAAGGGAACTAGCAGAAGAATACGATAATGATCAATATTAGGGGGTACAAATGAAAAGCAGAACTATTAAAAAAGTAGTAGAACTTGCGAAAGTTTACGTAAAAACAGGTGAAACTTACATAAATGCTATAGAAAAAGCACAAGAAGAAGTTAGGAAACAGGAGATTGAGAAGTATGAAAAGTAGAGAAGCACAGGAGCAGGCAATAGTCATAAGTTGGTGCAAAATGCAAGAGAATGTATATCCAACACTTAAAAATATATATGCCATCCCAAATGGAGGGTACAGAAATAAGATAGAAGCACATAATCTTAAATTACAAGGTGTAAAATCAGGGGTCCCGGATCTACATCTAGCTTATCCAAGTAGTTGTTACTATGGGCTATATATAGAAATGAAGTGGGGCAAGAATAAACCTACTGAAAATCAAGAGGATTGGATTAAAAGATTATCAGCGGTAGGTTATAAATGTGAAGTTTGCTGGAGTAGTGAAGAAGCAATTGCGGTTATAAAAGATTACTTAGGGATAAAGTAAGGTGATTAAATGAAAATATTAATATACACAGCAATAGTAGTATTGATATTAGATATAGTGTTCATACTTGCAAGAATTAGAGCAACTAATAAGAAGTAGGTGAGGATATGAAAGGCAAACCAGGAACGGAAGAAGAGAGTAAACAAGTAATAGATATGTACAAAAGAGGATATACAGTTAGAGAAATAGCAGCAAGATTAAATAGAAGTTACTGTTTTGTATATACCAGAATTGATAATTACAGAATAGATAATACGAAATAACAACAGAATAGAGGATTAAACTGTTATAGTCTTAATTCTCTATTCTCAAATAAGAATCAATTAATAAAAAATAGAGGTGATTAAATGTTAGAGGAGTTAAAAGAAATACTTAGCAACTTATATGCACAGTATGGCTTAACAGATGACACTCTAAGATTAAGCCAAGTACTAGATAAACTTATATATCAAAGTATGAAATAGGGGTGAGGATATGGATGAAAGAAAGATAGATCTGTATAACAAGATAGAAAAAATAGTTGAGTATAAAAATGAAATAGATACAATGCAGGACAATGTAGCAAGATTGAAAATGCAAGTAGTAAAAGGTATGGCAGATTTGGGAGTTAATGAAATAACGTCTATTTCAGCAAAAGCAACAATAATGGATTTTGATAGAGGAATACTTAATAAAGACTTGACTAAAGAAGGCTTGGAGAAAGCAACAGTAGGTGAAAATATAAGCATTGAAGATTGTAAAAAGTTTAGACATATTAGTTTCTTGCTAATTAAGAGATTAGATAAATAGGGAGATGATTTTATGATTAGTAATAGAAAATACATCAACATCTTAGAAGAGGGGAATGAGAGACTTAAAAGGAAAGCTGGTTTGTTAAAAGATCTAAAAGAGTTTTACAGAAGAAAAAATATTGAGTTACAAGCAGATATAGAAGTAAAAGAAAATAGTGTATGTAACTTACTAGAAGCAAATAAGGAACTTAGTTTATCTAATAATTACTTGGAGAATAAGATAAAACTGCTAGAACAAGTTATAAAGCAGCATGAAGATAATGAATGTGAGTTAAATACTAAGTTAGTTAAGGTACAAGGTCAACTTGATAAAATATATAATTACACAAGAATGTTGGAAGGGAGAGAGATAAATGAATAAATTTCCTATTTTAGATATAAGTAAGATTTCACTAGCAACAGAAGTAGACAAGCTTACAGAAGAAACACATGAGTTTATAAATGCAATAGTTAACAATGATGAGGATAATATGATAGAGGAAGCTCTAGACGTGTTTCAAGTAGTAATTAATATATTATACAGATATGAATTGACAGATAAGTTGGAGGAAGGCTTGAAGATTCATATTGAGAAGCTTAAGAACAGAGGTTGGGAGATAGAAAAATATTTGTAGGAGGAATATATGAGAAAAGTTAAAGAAGGTAATGTTATATTTTTAATACCAAAACAACCAGACACAATGGATCTAAGATGTAGTTGTTGTGGAGAAGTTAAGAATGAACTTGATATAGATGTTCTAGAAGGGGTTTATAAATGTGAATGTGGCTCAAGTAGTTTTATTCCACAAATTGATATAGAAGAAATGATGTAGAAAACTGGAGGGAATATACATGACAAAAGAGGAATTGAAAGAGTACATAGAAACTAAAAGGGAAATTAAAATAATTGAAGAAAAGATAGAATTTCTTAAAGAAAAGAAAACTAGTATAAAATCAATGGTAATTACAGATGAACCAAGAGGTTGCAATTCTGAAAGTGATAGATTAGGAGAATTACTAGGAGAAATCGAAGAGTTAATAGATGTATATAATAAAAAACAGGACAGGTTATTTAAACAGCAAATTAAAATAGAAAAGTGTATAGATAAATTAGAAGATTCAATAGATAGAAATATAATGAGATTAAAATATATTGATGGTTATACATGGGAAAGAATATGTGTGATAATTGGTTATAGCTGGAATGGAATACATAAAAAGCATAGAAAAATATTAGAAAAAATAAGATAAAATATAATTTTTATTTATAAAGTGGAGGTTTAAACAATGGGTAAAATATTAACTAAAGATGAAATAATACAATTTATATATGATGTTATAAAATGCAAAGGTAAATCACCTAGTTGTATAGGTAAAGATTGTGATAAATGTAAAGCCGAGAAATTAGCTTATTTTATTAATTAGAAAATATACAATAAAATAATTCATTTATATAAAAATAAAGGTGGGAGAAATGACAATATTAACAGAGATTGACAAAAATATTAATTCACAAGAGATACAAAAAATACAATTAGAAGGAACTGAAAAGCAAATAGCTTATGCCTTATCTATTAGGAGAACATTAATTTTCTTATCTAAGATAAAATTAAAGCAATTAAAATGTATAATCGTGTTAAAAGAGTATGATAAAATAAAAGTTGATAAAAAATTAAGAAAAATAAGAGAAGAAGAAATAGTTAGATTAAATGATTTATACATAAAAATGATTGAAATATTAAATGAAGAACTTTGTTCAACAAGTGCTACTTATTTTATTGAAACATTAGAAAAATATATATGTAGACTTAATAATCATAGAGATATTATAATGTTTGAAAAGTTCCTTAACCCAACTGATAAAGATTATATATATTATTTTGGAGCAATAAGAGATATGGATAATCATGCTAGACACTATGATTTTAATTGTCTTTAATAAATAAAAATATCATTTCAAATCAGATGAAGAGTTGATAGAAGTGTACTATATATCTGTGATATCTTTAAGATAGGAAGATTAGATAAAGAAATGACTTAAATTCTCATACAAATTTAAGTTTCTGGAGGAAGGTACGGTAAAGCCTTCCTCAATATGTTGGCATTGGATTATAAGGGATTAAATCATATCGAAGGCCAAGAATGATATTAAAAACTTATACTGTGGTTCGAATCCATGGGCTGACTAATACGTATTATGAATTTATCAAGTTTTTAGCATGATGAAGGCAACATCTCAAATGTCAAATAAATTAATCGTAGGGTAATACGATTAACCTAAAAATAGTAGTAGTAACAAATAGTTTAATTATTTCAATAAACACTATATATTGTATAACCTAATGACTTTTAAAAGCCTAGTTCTAGCGATGTTAGAACTAGGCTTTATTTGTGGGAATGGTGGACCAATAACCTTTCATGTTATGTTGTAGTTCGATTCTACGAATTCCCTTGTATAATTTACTCATAATATTCCCTCATTGAGAGCAGCTAATAATTTAGTTGCTCTTTTTATTATGTTTGAAAGGTGTGTTGATATGGCTAAGAAATGGTATGGAATAGAAAAATTAGTAGATAAAGAAATTAATATACCTAATGATCTATGGCAATATGAAGAAGCTATGCGAGAAATACCTAACCATGACAAGACTGATGGTGCAAAAAAGATATTTCAACGTAAAGAGTATTCCATTTATAAAGTTAGTGATGGATATATAGTACATAACACTAATAAAGAATTTAGGATAGGCCATACTCATGTGAGAAGTTTTAATAAAGCAAAGTCTTTAATTGATTTATGTGTTAGAAAGAAATTGCCAAATACACTTAGAAAATGGGAAATAGAAAGTTTAATGAGAATTACGAATAATAATACTTATAGAAATAAATTAAGAAATTTGCTATAAAAAGAAGGAAATCCTCTGAAAAGGTAGAATTATAAACAAAATGAAATAAAATGTTTTATTTGGAGGATAAAATGACAGAAGTCAAAAATGATAAAAAGAAATGCTTTATTATAACACCTATAGGCAGTGAATCTGACCCTATCAGAAGACATATAGATGGAATATTAGATACAGTTATAGAACCTTTGATTGATGAAAAAGGATATGAATTAGTAGTTGCGCACAGAATAACTACACCAGGATCAATAAATAAGCAAGTAATGAGCGGCATATATAATGCAGATATAGTAATTGCAAACTTAACAAATTTGAACCCTAATGTAATGTATGAATTAGCATTTTCTCACTCGATTGTAAAACCAACAATTACAATTGCGGAATATGGAACTACAAAGTTACCGTTTGATATAACAACAGAAAGAACTATTTTTTATAAAAATGATTTTATGGGGGTTATTGAATTAAAGAATCAGTTAGAAAGAGTTATTGATTCTATAGAAAAAAATCCCAATTCAGAAGAAATTGATAATCCAATATATGCGTGGATAGATAAATCATTATATGAAAATAAATTAGTAGAAAAATGGGGAGAAGAAGCTTCAAGTAAAGATGTTACTGATACAAATTTATTTCAATATATTGTTGGAAGATTAGACAGCATGGAAGACAAAATAAATAGATTTAGTATAAATACAAGTAAACAGGATTCTAGTAATAGTTTGGTAAAGTCTTTTGAATATGTTTGCGAAGTTGATTCAAACAATATTGATAGATTTATTAGTGAGTTAAAAATACAGTTAAAATATCATAAAAATATTTTGAAATTTAGAAGATATAAATACGATGAAAATGGTCCATATTTAATGTTGACTTTCGATTACAGTGGTATAGAAGTTAACTTAGTTGAAAATATAATATCAGATATGATTCTAAATGTTGATAATAATATAAAATTAGACAAAATAGCAGCAACTAGTTCACATACATAGATTATCAAGAGCTCTACAAATAGGGTTCTTTTTTATTGAATAAAAAAGAATTTATAAAACGACAAATGAGTGAGGTGGTGGTATTATGGCAAAACTAACAGCTAAACAAAAAAGATTTATAGAAGAATATTTAATAGACCTTAATGCCACTCAAGCATCAATTAGAGCGGGTTATAGTCCAGAAACAGCAAAAGAAATAGGTTGTGAAAACTTAACAAAACCTAACATAAAAAATGAGATAGACAAAGCTATAGCTGAAAGAAGCCGAAGGACAGGAATAAATCAAGATAGAGTGCTAAGAGAGATAGCTAAGATAGCCTTTGTAAATCCAAGTGATGTAATTAATTTTAATCAAGCTACAGTAAAAGAAAATGCTAGTGATGATGATTTAGCGGTAATATCCGGAGTAAAAATAAAATCTATTCCTACAGACGATGGAAACATACAAGAAAGAGAAGTTAAGTTGTATGATAAGCTTAAAGCTTTAGATATGTTAGGAAAGCATTTGGGTATGTTTACTGACAAAATAGAGTTAAAGGGTGATATGGGCGTAAAAATTATAGACGATATACCAGATGAGTAACTTAAAGGAAATAATAGCTCCTAGTTTTTACAATGCTCATACTGATATTAAGAAAGAAGCTCATACTCACTATTGGTTTAAAGGTGGTCGTGGTAGTACTAAATCATCGTTTATATCTGTGGAAATTGTATTAAATATAATGAAGGATGCATCAAATGATGAATATACGAATGCTGTTGTATTTAGAAGAGTTAAAGATGTTTTAAGAGGTTCTGTATTTGAACAAATATTATGGGCTATAGATGTGCTAGGAGTTAATAATAAATGGAAAGCTAGTTATTCACCTCTTAAATTAACCTATATACCGACAGGTCAACAAATTATATTTAAAGGTGCAGACAATCCTAAGAAGGTAAAATCTATAAAAGTATCTAAAGGATATTTAAAATATATTTGGTATGAAGAAGTAGATGAATTTGAAAATTACGACAAAATAAGAAATATAAACCAATCTCTTATGAGAGGTGGAATTAAATTCTTCGTTTTTTACTCGTTTAACCCTCCAGAAAGCCAAAGAAATTGGACGAATATGGAAGTGCTAGAGAAGAGAAAAGATAAATACATACATCATAGTGATTATAGAAGTGTACCTAAAAAATGGTTAGGAGAACAATTTATAATTGAAGCAGAACATCTTAAAAAAGTAAATCTAACTAAATACGAGCATGATTATTTGGGAGCTGTAACAGGAACTGGTGGAGAAGTATTTTTAAATATTACTGTAAGAGAGATTACAGATAAAGAAATAAAAACATTTGATAGAATTAAAAGAGGTTTAGACTGGGGGTATGCAGCAGACCCTCTTGCTTATGCAGTTATGAATTATGATAAAACTAGAAAAAGATTATATATATTTAGAGAAATATACAAGACTAGATTGTCTAATAGCAAGGCTATTAAATTAATAAAACAAATAGATCCTAATCCAAAGCTTATTATTGCTGATAGCGCTGAACCTAAATCTATAGATGATTTAAAAGATGCAGGTTTAAAGATTAAAGGAGCTAAAAAAGGAGAAGGAAGTGTTGAATATGGTATTAGGTTCTTAGCTGAAGAATTAGAAGAAATTATCATTGACCCAATAAGATGCCCTAATGCTAAAACAGAGTTTTTAGGTTATGAAATAGAAAAAGATAAAAATGGCAATTTAAAAGGAGAGTATCCAGATAAAAATAACCATTTTTTAGATGCTACAAGATATGCACTAGAAGATGAAATAAGACAAAATAGAATGAAGTCTAAAAAATTAAATCTAGGAATATAGGAGGTGATAAAATGGCGATAAGAAAGAAAACACCGTTTTTTCAAACATCAAGTATAAGTATAGATCCACAAAGCGTGTATAAACTTATAGCTAGACATAAAGAATTCCAAGAGAAGTTTAGAACAAATGAAATGTATTATTCTGATGAACATAAAATACTTTCTAGACAACAAAAGGATGCTAGTAAACCTAATAATAAGATAATACAGAGTTTGCCTGCTTATACAGTTGATATAAGAACAGGCTATTTTAGCGGAGAACCTCTTACTTTTGCTTGTGAGGATGAAGAACAACAAGGACAAATAACAAATATATTAGAATATAACGATTTTCAAGATATAAACTCGGAGCTTGACCATTATAGTTCAATACATGGTCAAGCATTTTTAATTGTATATATTGATGATGATAATAATATAAGATTAGCAGTTGAAACAGCAGATAATTGCTTTGTAATTCATGATAATTCACTATCTAAAAATATGATTGGTGCAATTAGATACTATGAGTATGAGGATATAGTTGACAATGAAATAAAAATGGATGTGAGACTTTATACAAAGGATAAAATATATCATTTTAAAGGTCCAGAAACTTCATTAGCTTTAGTTATAGATGAAGATGGAAAAGAAGATGTACAACCTCATGACTTTGGAGATGTGCCAGTTATAGAATTTGTTGAAAATGCAGAAAGAAGAGGATGTTTTGAAAAGCAAATTACTCTAGTTGATGCAATAGAAAGTATATTGTCATCTTCAATAAATGAAGTAGAGTACTTTGATAATGCTTATTTACTATTAAGGAACCTATCTGGTACAGAAGAATCAGATATAGATGATATGAAAAATAATAGAGTGATGTTAGTCGATGAAGACGGAGATGCTAAATTTCTAACCAAAGAAATTAATGATACCTATATACAAAACAATTTAAATAGATTAGTAGCTGATTATCATAAATTAACAAAAACTCCACCACTGACAGATGAAAATTTTGCAGGTCAAACAAGTGGAGTTGCTCTGAAATTTAAGCTATTTGGATTAGAAAAAGATATGGCCAAGAAGGAAAGTAAGTGGAGAAAATCTATTCAAAGGATGCTAGAAATTGTAACTAATATCTTAAATATTAAGAATGGAAGTAGTTATGACTATAGAAAAATTAAAATCACATTTACTAGATCATTGCCAACTAATATAACAGAAACTGCTGATATGGTTAGTAAACTATCTGGAATGCTTTCAGATGAGACATTAATATCTCAATTGGATTTTGTTGAAAATGCTAAAACTGAAATAGAAAAGAGAAATAAAGAACAGGAAGAACAAGTTAAGAATATGGATTTGTATAATAATTTTGGAAGTGATAAAGGTAAAGCTATAGAGGAGAATGAGGAATAATGAATTTATATTTTGATACAGAATTTACAGGATTACATAAAGATACAACATTAATAAGTATAGGAATTATATCAGAAGATAACAGAACTTTTTATGCTGAATTAAGAGATTATGATAAATCTCAAGTTGACGATTGGTTACAAGAACATGTAATAGATAATTTATATTTAACAAATCTGTTTGGAGAAGAAGGAATAGTGTTACCCATTACTTCGACTGACTTTATAATGACAGGAAATATGAAAGAAGTTGCGACAGAATTAAAAAAATGGATAAAGCAATTTGATAATATAAAAATATGGTCAGATTGTTTAGCTTACGACTGGGTATTATTTAATCATTTATTTGGTCATGCTTTTAATTTACCTAAAAATATATATTATATACCTTTTGATATATGTACATTATTTGAAATCAAAGGTATAGATGCGGATATATCAAGAGAGGAATTTATCAATAATTCAGTAACAGGAAATAAACATAATGCTTTATACGATGCAAAAGTTATAAAAGCTTGTTATGAGAAGTTGATGACAAATGAGTAAGTCTAAGCAGTATTGGCTAGATAGAATGTTAGAGAGGGATAAAGCTGCTAATTTATCAGAAGATAAGATTCTCGAAGAATTAAACAAATACTATACAGATTCATACATAGCAATAGAAAAGGAACTAAATAATTTCTATGTGAAACATGCTACTGAAAATGGACTATCCTATAATCAAGCTAGAAAAATACTAACTCCTAAAGATATAAGAGAATACTCTTCTAAAATAGGAGAATTGAAAAAGCTATATGAAGAAACAAAAGATATTAATGTGTACCTTAAAATGCAAGAAATAGGCTCTAGAGCTAACGCAACAAGATTACAGAGTTTATTAGATTCTATTGATATAGAATTAATAAAAAGTGCTCATAATACTCAAATAAGCATAGAACAACATCTATCCAATATGTATAAAAGAAGCTATAAGCAAGCTTTAGAAGATATAGGAACTAGTAATAAAGCAATTAACAGTAGAGCAGTAAAAGAAGCTTTAAGTTATCCTTGGAGTGGTAGGAATTTTAGTGAAAGAATATGGGGCAATAAAGCTTCTACAATGAATGTGTTGAAGGAAGCTATATCAAAAGGAATTATCCAAGGCCAAAGTATTCAAAAGATGGCTAAAAGTATTATGGATAAAGAAAAAGTTTCTAAATATAATGCAGAGAGATTAGTGAGAACAGAAACTAACTTTCATATGACCAAAGGACATATTGATGGATACAGAGAAAGCGGAGTAGTTAAAGCTGTAGAAATATGTGTACATTGGGACGAGAGAACTTGTCCAGATTGTGAAAGTATGGATAGGGAAGTTATACCTTTAAATGAAGTGAGTTATGGTTCTAATGTTCCACCTTTTCATCCATTCTGTAGATGTACTGTTGTTCCAGTTATTAAAGAAGATAACATAAAAAATTCTGGAGCTACTTATGGTGCTTATAATGATGATAATGATACATATGGACTTAAAAGAGATAATCATGCTGAAATGTATTATGAATCAGTTAGAAATAGAGATAAATATTTAGAAACAAAAACCATAGCTAAAAACACTGGATTTAAAGAAAAAGATATAGAAAAAGTATATAATCATGTGTTTGTGAATAAATATAAATTAGATGGCGGTTTTAAAAGATTTGACCCTGATTATGATATGGCTTGTTCTTGGGCAAGATTAAGAGAAGGTAAAAATATTCAAAAACATGATATTATTATGTTAAAACACGAAAGGCTTGAATATAACTTAATGAAGCGATATAATTTAAGTTATAGAGAGGCTCATAATATAGTAGAGTCTAAATATAATTATAGAAAAGCAACTGATGCGTTTAATAATAGAAAGAAAGGAGTGTAAAAATGCTAGATTTTAAACTTATAAGAAAAGATGGAGATATATGGTACTATGAAGTTTATCCAGAAGGCAGAATTGAACATGCGAGCATAGTGTCTTTTAATATAAAAACTGGGGAAATGAATATTGTAGACTTAGGTACTTTTGATTGTGCACCAAGAAAATATGCTTGTAAAGTCTTAAATAAGTTAGAGAAATATAGAAAAAGTGGAGAAGAATATCCTGAAAAAGGTATGATAGCTTGGGGATAAAAAGCATTTACTAAATGAAAAATAGTAGGTGCTTTTTTTATGTTCAAAATTAGGAGGGCAAGTAAATAATGGAACAAGATAAAGTAAAGCTTATGAAACATACAAATGGATATAAGTTATATATTAATGGTACGGAAATGAACAAGGTAAAAGATTTTAAAATAGATAAATTCGGAGTAAATTCAGTTGTAACTGTTCAATTAACATGTGTTGACTTAGAAATTATAAGTGAAGATGATGAAAAAGAAAAACAAGATTGCACTGTGAGAATAAATACAAAAATAGATAGTAAATTGATATATGAAAATTTGAGTGAATATGTTAGAAAAAATTTAGTTAACAAAGTAGGTGATTAAATGGACTTACCAAAAGGTTTTGAGAGTGGAAAAGATAAACATAAGCTTACAATAACAGTAAGTTTAACTGATACAGAAATATTCGACCAACTCAAAGATTTATATGTTGATATTCTAGGAGATGAAAGAATAGAAGAAAATATAAGAGAAGAGTATTACTCTAGATTAGAAATCATTATGAAAGAAAATATCAATAGATAATCAAAAGTCCGAATAGGGCTTATTTTTATGTCCAAAACGTGATGACGACTATAAAAGCTTCATGGACAATTATGCTTGACGAAGCTAAAACGGAAAGGAAGATATTTATGTTACCAAATATAGAAAGTAATAAATTAAATATGAACTTGCAATTATTAGCCGGAGAAGGTGAAGAAGGTACTGAAACTAATTCCGGACAAAGTGAAGGTGCCGAAGAACAAACTCAAAATAATAATGAAAGTTCAGAAGGTAATCAAGAAAACACTATAACGATGACTCAAGAGCAGTTAAATTCTATGTTTGATAAGAAATATGCTCAATGGAAAAAGAAATCAGAGAAAGAAATACAAGAAAAAGCTAAGGAAGTTGAAGAAGCTGAAAAGCTAAAAGCTATGAGTGAAGCCGAAAGGCAACAAGCAGAAATGAAAAAACAATTAGATGAATTTAATAAGATGAAGTCAGAAATGGCTAGAGAAAAGTTATTGAATCAAACATCTAAAGAGCTTTCAACTAGAAACTTACCTATAGAGTTTTCTGAATTTGTAATGGCTGGAGATAGCGAAACTACAATGGAAAGACTTAATACTTTCAATGAAAAGTTTACATCAGCAGTCAAAAAAGAAGTAGATAAACAGGTAAACGAAAGACTTAAAGGAACTGGTAATTTCCAAGATACTCATTTAGATACCAAAACAAGTAATGTTGATACAAGTAAAATGAGTGATGATGAATTTTACCGCAATTATTTTGCAAATAAAAAATAGAAGGAGTGATTTATAATGCCAAATCAATTTATAGAAATAAAAGAAATAGCGAGACAAATATTACCTAGATTAATAGAAAACTTAGTATTCCCTAATTTAATATACAAAGATTACTCAAATGACTTTGTTAAAGGAAAAGGAGCTAAAATACAAGTAAAGAAACCAGTTGTGTTAGAAGCTAAAGAGTTTGACCAGTCTTCAGGAACATCTCCGCAAGATGTAGTTGAAGAATCTGTAGAAGTAACTTTAGATAAGCTTGCTACAGTTGATGTTGACTTTACTTCAATACAAATGGTTACTAATGTTGATGATTTAAATAGATTATACTTAGAGCCTGCAGCAGTTGCTTTAGCAGAGAAAATAAACAATGACGGATTATTTTTATATAAAGATATACCTTATGTTTGCGGTACAGCAGGTACTACTCCAGCTGATTTAAATAGCTTAGCTAATGCTAGAAAGGTATTAAATATAAATAAAGTTCCTGTTAAAGGAAGAGTAGCAGTGTGGGATCCAGAAGCTGATGCTTCATTCTCAACTATACCAGCTATAGTAAATGCAGAGAAAAGTGGAAGTACTCAAGCATTAAGAGAAGGTTCTATAGGTAGAGTTATGGGTCTTGATAACTATATGGCACAAGGAATAAAAGCTCATGAAGCTGGTTCGTTAGCTGGGACAACAGGAATAAAAGCTAAAGCTAAAACTAATAAAGGATTAGATGTGATCACTTTAACTAAAGCAAGTTTATCAGGCAACGTTAAAGAAGGAGATATAATTTCTTTAGCTAAAAATTCTTATGTTGCAACAGAAGATGCTACAAATTCGGGAGATGATATAACAATAAAAATATATCCAGCATTAGTTGCAGATGTTTCTACTACTGATACGGTAGTTATACATGCTAAACATACTGCTAACTTAGCATTTAATCCTAATGCATTTGCATTTGTTACTAGACCACTAAATCCACCAAAAGGTGTTGAGAGTTATACAACTTCATATAATGGAATAACTCTTAGAGTTACAAGAGGATATGATATGAAATATAAGAAAGAAATGCTTTCTATGGACGTTTTATATGGATATAAAACTATGTACCCAGAATTAGCAGTAAGAGTTTTAGGATAAAGATATGGACATATCTATTATTAAATTAAAATTAGGATTAACTGCAGATGACAGTCAAGATGATTTATTAGCTATTTTATTAAGCGATGCAATAAACTATATGAAAGTTTATATTGAAACAGATACTATTCCAAAACAATTAGAATTTATAGCAGAGGAAGTAGCTATAAAAAGATATAGGAAAATAGGGAGTGAAGGGATATCTACTGAAAAGATAGATGTCCTATCTACTTCTTATAAGTCAGATGATTTTTACGAATATAAACCACTTATGAAACTTTATAAGGATAAGAATATCAAGGTTAAAAAGTTGAGAACTTTGTAATGGACTATAGAGAAAATGCTGATATAATCATTGAAACACAAAACAACGATGGAGCAGGAGGATACGAAACTCAAAACAAATATTTGAAAACCATAAAATGTAAAGTTGCTCCATTCACTATTACTGATAAAGACAGTGTAGGTAGGCCTGTATCTTATTCAAGAAATAAACTTTTTACAAAAGAGAGTATAGTTAATGATCTAGATGATGATTTCAAAATATTATACAATAGCAAACTATATAGCAAAGTATCAATAGCTGACTATGGAAAATGCTATATGATTGTTATGGAGCGTGATAGCTAATGAAAATAACTGTAGATAGTGATTTGCAAAAGTTACTTAAATCATTCAATAATGATAATAAAATAATGAATGAAGCTAGTAATTTGGTTAAAAAAACACTTTTAAATATAGAAAAAGATGCTAAAAGAAATCTTGATGCAAATGGAAATGTTGATACTGGAAGATTAAAAGGCTCTATTACAACTAATATAATAGGACAGTTCAATGGTGAGGTTTCTACGAATTTAGAGTATGCTGACAGTGTTGAGTCAGGAAGTAGACCTCATACAATCACTGGTAATCCATGGTTATATTGGGAAGGTGCAGAGCATCCAGTAAAAGAAGTACATCATCCTGGAACTAAAGCATCTCCTTACATGGAGCCAGCAGCTATTAGAAATGAAAATAAATTCAATCAAGATTTAGAAAAATTAGCTAAAAAAATACTAAAATAGGAGTTGATACAATGATTGATTTAGTAGGAATACAAACTAAAATATACGAGTTGTTATCAACTCTTAGTTATTCTGTGTATGATTCAGTGCCTAAAGATGCTAAATGTCCTTATATTGAAATTGGATATTGTGATGCTGATGATGACAGCTGTAAAACTAATAACGGATTGGATGTATTACAGTATATAGATATATATTCAGATTATAAAGGGCAGAAAGAAGCAAAACAAATAGCACAAGAAGTTAATAATCTAATGCAGAATAAAACATTTAATATAGATAATGCAACTGTGTTTGTATATCTTAAGAAAATGAGAATAGCGAAAGAATATGATAACGTGATTAATTCAACTAATGTAAGCAGTAAAGTGAATTATACTCACGTTATTTTAATTTACAGAATTTTAGTGAAGGAGAAAAGTAGCATATGGAAAAGATAAGTATGAAAAATATTCAGTTACTTGCTGGAGAATCAGATGGAAAAGCAGTAAGAGGATTAGATTTAATTATGAAAGTAGGAAGTACAGCTATTGGAGGGCAAAAAAATGCTAAAGTATCAATGAAATCAGATGTTTTAGATACTTCCACAAAAACATCTGGAGATTGGAAGAGAAATATAGCGGGAGCAAAGGAATGGAGTGGTTCTTGTGATGGATTTTATTATATAGATGATACAGGATATGATGCAGCAGTAACAGCTTTCTTGAATTCAAAAGAGGTTGACGTAGTGCTAGCTAATGAAGGAAGTACTGTTGGATTTAAAGGAAAAGCATTAATAACTGGATTAGATATAGATGCCCCTTACGATGATGCAATGAGTTATAGTATGGAGATTACTGGAACAGGTGCATTAGTAGAGGTTGAACCATCACCAGGCGTTTAAATAATTAAAAATTTAAAGGAGAATCAATATGTTAAGAATAAATGAAAAAGACTATGAATTAAAATTTGATATAAACGTTATGTGTAAAATGGCAGGAGCTGGACTTGATGTAATGGGAGATGGGTTAGATAAGATATACAAATCTTTGCCTAACTTAAGAAAAGCATTCTTTTACGGATTAACACATGAAAATAAAAAACTTACAGAGGTAAAAGCAGGAGATTTAATGTCTGATTATCTAAAAGAAGGCAACTCTATATCCGATGTAATAGAAGAGGTAACAAAAGCATTATCATACTCTCTAGGATTAGAAGATGATAAAGACGAGGAAGCAAAAAAAGAAGAAGAGGGAAAGTAACCCTTCTAGAAATAGTCGATAATTTATTTAAGAAGTTGGTCGGTGGTATGAAAATGTCACCGGCTTCTTTTTATGAGTTGACTATTAGAGAAGCCAACTTAGTTTTAGAAGGTTATGAAAATGAAAAAAAAGAGCAATATTATATAGCTTTATACTCAAATTTTAATGCTATTGGTATGGCGTTAGGCGGAAAAGATTTTAAGCTATTAAATCCGTTTGAAACTAAAGAGTTAAAACCTCGAGAAACTTCTATAGAAGAAAGAAAACAAGCGCTTGAATATTTAAGAGAAAAATTTAAGAAGTTTGGAGGTGAGATATAGATATGGCAACAACAGTTGTAAGTACTAAGTTAAAACTAGATATAGGCAACTTCAAAAGCAAAATGCAAGATGCTAAAAAATCCATTGAAGATTTGCATAAAAGTTTCAAATCTGCAGGTGGTAATAGTTGGGATCCTTTTAAATCTACTGATTTAGGTAAAAAGATAGATGACATCAAAACAAAAGCCGGCAATTTAGGTGAAACATTTAAAGCATTACCTGGTCCTGTTAAAGCTGGTGCAGTTATAATTGCAGTTACAGCATCATTGAAAAAGCTATATGATTTAGGGAAACAAAGATTCTTTGAAGGTTTATTAGATATAAAGGATACAATATCACCAGTCCTCAATGGCATTACAACAGCTATAAATACAGTTAAACAAGCATTTACAGAAATTACAGGCTTTAATTTTAATTTTACTTCGATAATTACAACGGGTGTAAATTTTGAAGCACAAATGAAAAAAGTTGCCACGATAGCAGGTTCTATCGGTACAGAATTAAATCAATTAATTTCAAAAGCTAGAGAATTAGGAGCAGCAACTACTTTTAGTGCTACAGAGGTTGGAGAAGCTATGCAATATATGGCCATGGCTGGCTGGTCAACATCGGAAATGCTGGAAGGAGTACAATCAACACTTAATTTAGCTAAGATTGGTTCTACTGATTTAGGTATTGCAAGTGATATCTTGACTGATGATTTAACTGCACTTGGAATGGGCGCTAATCAAGCTGGAGATTTCGCAGATAAATTAGCAGCAACTATAACAAGAAGTAATACAGATGTTGTATTATTTGGAGAGTCAATGAAACAAACAGGAGCGGTTGCAGGTGCTCTTGGTGCATCTATGACTGACCTATCTACAAGTATAGGTTTAATGGCTAATGCAGGTATTAAAGGTTCAAAGGCAGGTATGTCATTGAAAAACTTATTTACTAATATGGCAAATCCTACAGATAAAATGAGTGCAGCATTAGAAAAACTGGGCATGACAGCAGACAAATCTGGAAGTTATCTTAAAACTACAGCAGATGGATACACAGATTTAGAAGCAACAGTAGCTTCACTTAGAAAAGGTACTGAAAATATGACACGAAGTCAAAAGGCTTCTCTAATTGCTACTGTAGCAGGTAAAAACGCATTGCCAGGTGTAATGAGTTTGGTTAATGCAAGTGCTGAAGAATACAATAAATTATCAGAAGCTATAGATAATAGTACTTCAACAGTATCCATGTTTAATGAAAATATGAATATAATTGGTCTTAAAGGTAAACAGTCTTCTGAAAGAATAGATATGCTAAAAGGAGTATTTAATGAAACAGAATTATCTGCTACAGCTTTAGGATTATCAAGTAAAGATTTAGGTTATTCTATATCTTTATTAGGTAATGACAGTAAAGTTGCTTCAAAGGATGTTGAGGGTTTATTAGACATAGTAGATTCAATGGATAATGCTGGTGGAAAAGTTGATAAATTTTGGAGAAACGTTGGGAATGCTAAAGATGTAAAAATAGATGGTAAGTCTATTAATCAACTTATAGATTACAATTCAACAATAGGTAGTGTACAAAATAGTACAGTTGGTCTTAGTGATGCAACGAAAGAGAATTATAAAGAAAAAGGTGTTGCATATGAAAGAACTAAAGAATACGTACAGAGCTTGATAAAAGAGAATATGACTGTAGATGAAGCTAATAAAGCACTGAAACAATACGGATTATCAGCTGAAAAAATATCTTTATCAACATTATCGATGTCACAAAAAACTGACTACTTAAGACAAGCATTTAAAGGTATGTCTAAAGAGCAAATAAAGGCTAAATTAGATACTATAGGTCTTGGTGAATCATTTAATGAAGTAAATGAGATAGTAGGCATGAGTGATGATAAATACAATAAATATAAAGAGAATCTAAAAACAATTCAAGGTTTATCTGATAGAATGGCTAAAAGTATAGATGAAACTACAAAATCAACTTTTTTCGCTCTGTCTAGTGCTATGGAAGATACTTTATTAGGCGCTTTTGATAGATTAAAACCAGCTTTACTAAGCGGAAGTGAAGCTTTAACAAAATTCTTCAGTACATGGAGAGGTGGAGATGATGGTAATTATACTTTTAGTGGATTTGAAAAAGGTTTGAATGATCTAGAAAGTAAAGTTGCACAAGCATCTAATAACATTCCTTCCCTGATGGATAATATGTTTAGTGGAATAAATAGGTTTATCAAAGGTGGAGCATTAGATAGTTTCCTTAATATGGGAACAGATATAATTCAAAATATTGCAAAAGGGATAACAGATAATGCTGAAAGTATATCAAGTTCTATAAGTTCATTTATAGGTAAAACATCAAGATGGATTACTGATAATATGCCAGCATTAATAGAAGGTGGTAAAGTAATACTAGAAGGGATTAAAAAAGGTGTAGAGGAAAATCAAGAAGAAATTAATAAAGCTATGGACGTTATAATTGATGCTATGAGTGCTTGGATGGACGGTAAAAACCAATTAGATGCTCTTTGTGGTAAATTCGCAGATAAATTTATAAGGTTAGCAGTTGAAAATTTCAAATCAAAAGCTAAAGGAATGGCAACTGAATTTTGGAATGCATTGACAAGTGGGAATACAACCTCTAAAGCAGAAGACAGTGGTGGAAAAATATTATTTGGAGACTGGAATCCAGTTGAAGATACAAAAAAATGGTTTAAAGATAAATTTGAAAATTTTAATTTATGGCAATGGGTTAAAGATACGTTTTTTAAGAAAACAAGTGGACTATCACAGGATGGTGGCAAGCTTTTAGATACAAAAGATTTATTTGGCGATTGGCATCCAATAGAGGATATAAAAAAATGGATTGACAATACATTTGGACATTTTAATTTATTTAAAACTGTTAAGGAAAAATTACTCACTGGTAATACAACATCAAAGGCTCAAGATAGTGGGGGAGTTCCATTCAAAATAGAAGATATGTTTAAAGATTTTCATCCAATTGAGGATTTTAAAAACTGGGTTGATAAGACATTTGGAGAGTTTGACTTATTTGAAACTATTAAAGAAAAATTATTTGAGAATAAAAAATCTGATTCGAGCAAAAAGGGTAGTAGTAATACTAGTGGAGGAGAAGTTACAAACAATTTACTAGGAGATTGGAATCCAGTTGAAGACACAAAAAAATGGGTTGAAGAGAAGTTTAGAGATTTTAATTTCTTTGGATTTATTAAAGAAAAATTATTCACAGGAAACACAACTTCTAAGGCTCAAGATAGTGGAAATGCTACTTTTAAATTAAGTGATCTATTTGGTGACTGGAATCCTGTTGATGATGTTAAGAAATGGATAGATGGTTTACAAGCAGATAAAGACGGTAAAGTTGAATTATCAAATATGTTTAAATTAGATTCTAGTAAAATGCAAGGGTTTAAATCGGAAATTGATTCATTGATAAATAAGGTTAAAGGTTCTTCTACTTCTATAGAAAATATGGTAAATAGAATTAGAGTCAACATGGTTAACATGTCTAATATCGTGCGTAATCAAACCCTTAACTGCACAAATATTACAAGAACTCAATTTGTAAACTTGACTAATATAGTAAGAAGTCAATGTGTAAATCAAGCTAATATAGTTCGTAATCAATTTACTAGTATATCTAATGTAGTTCGCAATCAATCACAAAATGCTAGAAATTCAGCTACAACAAGCTTTATAAGCATGAGTAAAGTAATATCAACTCAATGCACAAACGCTAGAACTGCGGTTGTATCTAAAATGATGAGTATAAATGCAGTTGTAAATACTCAAGCGTGGAAAGCTAGAGATAATGCAACTAGAGCATTTATGAGTTTAGCAGCAGTAGTTAGAAGTCAAATGTCAAATGCTTTGAGTTCTGTTAGAAATGCAATGAGTCAAATTGCATCTGCGACTAATAGAACTTTAACTACAAAAGTTAATATATCTAAGACTATTACAACTACAAATGTAGCTAAAAGTATTCAAGCTAAACCACAAACATTTAGCTTTTCTGCAGTTAGAAGTATTCAACCACGATCATTCAGTTTAGCTGCAACTAGATCCTTAGGAGGAATTAACTCATTAGCTACTTCTAATTATGGTTCGCCTTCAACCCTAGCTAGTACAAACAGTAGAGTATCTTCTGGAAGTACAACTTATGGAGGAACTAAAGGAACTACTAAAACAAATAGCAAACCTGTATATTTTGATATATCTATACCTATTGATGGTAAAGAAATAGCTAAAGCATCTGCTAAGTATATGGATGGAGAATTAAAAATAATAAACAATAGAAATAATAGGAAGAAAGGAGTGTAGTGTATGTTTTATGTAAACTATAACGATATAGATTTAACTGGGATAGTTGATGTTAAAGATGTAATAACAACAGCATTACCTCCTAGGGAAAATAAAGCAATAGATATATGGGAAAGGCAAGGTTCTATATATAATGGGTATAAATATAAAGAAAGAGAAATTAAGGTTACATTTATAATACAACCTACTCAAGAAGAAATACTTGAAAATGAAGATATATTAAATAATTATATAGAAGATACTAAAAGAGCTTTTGATGTCGATGGACCTAAAGCTCTTTTTTTAGGAGATGAAAGCAAGTTTATATTTGCAGTACCGCAGGGAGATATAGAAATAAATCAAATAGGAATTAATACATGCGAGGGAGAAGTAAATTTTATTTGCTATGATCCTATGTATTATAGTTATGAAGCAAAACAATATGATAATGATGATGGAAAAAATAGTGTTATCTGCGACAATGAGGGTAGTGTTGAATGTTATCCTGTTATAGATATAGGAGTATCTAAAACTAGTCACTTTGTTCAAATTGAAAACCTTAATAATAGCAAAAAAATATTAGTTGGAAGTTATCCGGAGCTAGCTAATACTACTATAAAAGAGAAGTCTACAGTATTGAGTGATAATTGCGAGCAAACTACAGATTGGATAACCGGAAGTTCAAGTGTTGATAGTGATAGAGCTACAAATGGGACTCTGTCGGTTACTGAAAGTGGAGCTGGCATAATGGCTGGGGACTTTGGAAGTAAATCTACAGGAGCTAATTGGTACGGTACGAGTGCTAGGAAAAATTTAGACGCTCAAGTTAAAGACTTTTATGTTGAGTGTAATATGTCTCACAATTCGACTGGGAAGAATGGTGACCCGTTTCAAGGCAGTAACGAAACTGAAACGCCTACAAGTGGTACTAGGGAAACTTATTATAAAGTTAAGTGTACTAGTTTGAATGTTAGGAGTGGTCCAGGTACGAAATATAGAAGGATAGGCTCATTGAAAAAAAATACAAAGATATACTCTTCCGCCGTATCAAAACATTGGGCTAAGATAAATTACAAAGGCAAGACGGCGTATGTATCTGTACTTTACTTGAAAAAATGCTACCGAGATAGTACTGTTACTGCAACTAGAAGAAATTTTGTGACGCACGAGAGTACGGCAATAAGAAGCACTTACAAAAGAAGCTCAAAAAATAAATGCACTATAAAGACTGGGCAAGTCATTAGATGTATTACTAGTAAGAAGTATCTTGACCCTACAGATAAAAAGAAAGAACGATACTATTATAAATTAGCTAAAAAATATAAGGGTCATACAGGATATGTAGCCGTGGCTAACTTGACTGCTGCTTCTAATACATTTTACGAGTATGAAATAGACCCAGATACAGCAGATGACAAAGTTGGTATGGTTGAAGTTTATGGGTACACTGCTAACAATGAACAGCTATTCCGTATGGGGTTATATGATGATAATGAGTACTATGAGTTCACATATCCATTAATAAGGGTAGGAGGCAAAGACTTCTTGAAAGACAAAACTGTAGCCCCTGCGCCTAAAACCTTTACTCGATACGAGGGTGGGGAAGACAAGCTAACAGTAACTAAGGAAGCATTGTTAAGTGGACCTTATGGCTCATGGAATGAATTTTACGGTAAGCTGGGAATACAAAGAAAAAACGGAAAATGGAAAGCTTGGATATATAAAATTAAAGATGGTAAGACAGTTAAAAAATTACCTTCAAAAAGTGAGGTTAAAGTAAGTGGAAGCCCTACAGGAAATCTTGCTTACATTGTTGCATATTTTGGAACGTGTGCTGAAAGTTCTGAAAAGGCTAGCGGAATGGCACTTACTCATGTAAGTGTAAAAAATCTTAATCCTAAAACGACCACTAACCCAAATATATCTATATTTGAAGAAGGAGATACATTGAAAGTAGATTGTTACAATAATAGAGTGTATCTTAATGACAAACCTTACAATTCAAAAGTTGATATTGGGAGTCAGTTTTTCCCACTTGAAATTGGAGAAAATACAATAAAGGTTAGTAGTGATGATACTGATATATCTACTTCTGTTATTTTTAATGAGAGGTGGTTATAAATATGACAGATACTGTTTTTATATTAGATAGAAATAAAAATGTAATAGATTATTTATCCAACAATGGAGTGTCGCCAGACGCTCCTTTTTTTGATGATATTTATATTCAAGAATTAAGTAATGGTGTTGAAACTTATGAATTTTCAACATTGAGTAATGCTAGAACTAGTGAAGCATTAGGATTAGGTAACTATGTAGTATTTAAATATGACAATAACTATAAGATGTTTCAAATTATGGATTTAGAAGATGATCATAAAGATGGAAAACAAATAATTAATTGTTATTGTGAAATGGCTGGATTAGAGTTATTAACTGATTACTGTGAACCTTTTTCTATTGAGGGAAATGTAGAATTATTCTTTAAGACAGTATTACAAGATACCAACTGGTCATTAGGTGGTTATAGTTCTTCGTTAGCAACTAATATTCAGCAAGTTAAAGTTGATAAATATACAAATGTATATAAAGTAATCCAGGAAAATATAAGTACTTATGGAAATATAGAAATTGAATATAGAGTTGAATTTGATGGAAATAGATTGCGAGGTTACTTCATAGATGTATATGCCAATGCAGAACGAGGAAATAAGACATATAGGAGGTTTGAGTATGGCGAAAATGTAAATGGTATTACAAGAAAAAGAAATTTATATGATTTTGCTAGTGCGATGATTGGTGTAGGCAAAGACAATATTACATTTAAGGATATAGAGTGGAAAAAAAACAAAGGTGATCCTGCGGATAAACCTCTCGGCCAAGACTTCATAGTTGATTTAGAATCAAATGAGAAATTCAATAAACATGGCAAATATATAAAAGGATTGTATGAAGATACTGATATTACAAATCCTCAAGATTTACTTTTAAAAACATGGGAAAAGTTACAAGAAGTAAAAGAACCTAAGTTTGACTATGAGGTTGACTTAGCATTAACAGGTACCGAATATGAAGACATTAAAGTTGGTGACACTGTTTATGTTATAGACAATGAATATAATCCACCTATATTTTTAGAAGCTAGAGTTGGTAAACCAGAACTATCATTAAGTGATAGTACAGTTCATAAGTGTACTTTAAGTAATTATAAAGAAATAGTTGGTAAAATAAGACAAGATATTTCAGAGGATAAAATAAATGAAATAATAAATACTTATTTTCCTATAGGTGGAGATAAAATAGAGCAAGGGGCAATAGGTAATGGTCATATTGATACTACTTATTATGAATCTATAAAAACAGATATAGTCCAAGCATCAGTAGCAGATGTTCAAGTATTAATATCTAATAAAGCTAATATAACTGATTTGAATGCAACAAATGCTAGTATTGAAAGTCTTAAATCTAATAAAGCTAATATAGAAGATCTTAATGCAACAAATGCAACAATAAATAATCTAAAAGTAGATAAAGCAAGTGTAAGTGAGTTAAGTGCAGTTAAAGCGCAGATAGGAACACTTGAAGCTGGAGAGATAGTAGCTGACAAATTACACACTCAAGATGCAAATATAAAAAATCTTACTTCTAACAAGGCCAATATATCAGATTTAAACGCCACTAATGCAACAGTAGGAAATCTTAATGCTGATGTTGGTAAAATAAATACTTTATTAGCAGGAAATATAGCATCATCAAATATTCAAGCAGGTGGAATTACCTCTGATAGATTGACGATAAAAAATGGTTTTATAACCAATGCAATGATAGGATCAGTTGATGCAGGAAAAATTAATACAGGAACTCTTGATACAAACAGAGTAAATGTTCAATCAGAAAGTGGAAATTTATTAATACAGGACAATACCATTCAAATAAGAGATAAGGCAAGAGTAAGAGTTCAAATAGGTAAAGATGGGGCAAATGACTATTCAATGAGTGTTTGGGATACTCAAGGCAACATCATGTTTGATGCAAGAGGAATGACTCAAGATGCAATTAAGAGCCAGATTATAAGAAATGACATGGTTTCACCAAGTGCAAATATCAATGGTTCAAAGTTAAATATTAACTCAGTAATTAATGAAGTAAATGAAAAAGGAACGACAACTCTTAAATCTTCAAAGATTAAATTTGATGACATTAATCAGACCCTTGATGTAGCATTTAGTTCTCTTAAATCAACAACAGATGATACAAAGAAAAAGACTGAGGCAAACACAACAGCAATAAGTATAGCTCAAGGAGAAATAAAAACAGCGATTGAGAATACTAAAATAGTTAAAGATGGGCAAACCGTGTTATTAAAAGATGAGTACTCAAAACTTGAACAGAATGTTGGAAGTATTAGTTCAAAAGTTAGCTCAACAGAAACTAAATTAAATAATATGAAAATAGGAGCATCAAATTTATTACTAAATACTAGTAATGAATTTAGAGAAATTACTTTTGGTGGATGGGATTATTACTTTCCAGATAATATTGTTAGTTGGGAAAAAAATAGTCCATTAACTGCAAGAATATATTTAAAACCGACAGGTCAAAATGCAAGTTGTATGTTGCATGTTAGATATAAAGACTCAACTTATTCTCAATATAGGGGAAATGTAATTTTAGCCGGCAATGAAGGTTATTCAACTGTTTCTATAACCGTACCAAATAGAGATGATATAACATTTATACAATTCTCTATTAGGCATGATAGTGGTAGTACTCCTTCTGATACAGTACATTATAAAGAAGAGAAGGTTGAAAAGGGGACCATAGCAAGTGACTGGACTCCTGCAACACAGGATATTTTATATGTTGTTGATGAAACATCTAAACTGGAAACAGAAGATGGTCAAGTTGTATACGTAAAAGACCAAGTGTCAGAAATAAATCAAGATTTGGATGGAATTACAAATAAAGTAAGCAAAATAGAAGTAGAGTTTGACGATGACGGTACTATAGGTCAACTTAAATCTCAAGTATCTTCATTACAACAAACAGCAGATGGATTTACTATGGAATTCTTTAAAAAAGTAGAAGAAGCTGATTTAGGAGTAAAAGAAATACTATCTTATATAGAATTTACTGCAGATGGTATAATTTTAGGACAAAAAGAATATCCAATAAAACTTGTAGTTTCAAAAGACAGAATTAAATTTATTGGAGAAGATGGGAATGAATTAGCATATTTCTCTGATAATAAATTACTTATTCAAGATGCAGAAATATTAGATACTTTAAAAATAGCAAATTATGGATTTCTTCCAAATGCAGGAGGAAGTTTAACGATAGGAACAATAAAATAAAATATAAGAAAGGATGATGTAAATGGCTACTATTACTGGTTCGTTTTCCTCAAATAGTAAAAATCTTCAGCCATACATAGTTTACAATTATTCTCAAAGTATAACAGCAAATACAACAACAATAACAGCAAAATTATATGTGAAAAAGCTAACTTCTTATGGTAATACTTATGACTCATCTACGCCTTACTCATTAACAATTGGTGGAGATACAGTATCAAAAGGAAGTAAATCAGTTAATATGAGTGGTGTTTCTGTTGGTAGTTCTGTTCTTATTACAAGTGGTAGTAAGACAATTACACACTCAGCAGATGGAACCATGAAAGCTAAAATAAATGGAGTTGTAGACTGGTCAGGTTCTAACCCTGGAAAAGGTAATGTATCTCAATCAGTAACGTTTCCTACAATACCAAGAGCAACTACTCCTTCAGTTAATGGAACATTAAAATTTGGTTCAACAATAACAATAAACCATAGAGGAACTTCATCTTCATTTAAACATACATTAAAATATAGTTTTGGTTCTGCTACTGGAACTATAAAAACAGATGCAACGGGAACATCTACGGCATGGACTATACCAAAAGATTTACAAGCACAAATAACAAGTTCAGCATCTGGTAAACTTACAATAACTTGTATCACTAAAAATGGTTCATCAGAAATTGGCACAAAAGCGATAAGCATTACAGTAACAATTGCAGACGATTGTATTCCAAGTATTAGCTCGGCATTTTTTGAAGATGCAATGAATAAGCCTTCAACATTAACTGGTTATTATCAAAATTATTCAAAAGTAAGAGTAACCGTTACAGCTGGAAGTGTATATGGAGCAAAGATATCAACTTATAAAGTTAAAGTAGGTTCTATGTCTGAATTAAGTTCATCAGGAAATGTACTAACTAGCGGTGTTCTTTCTACTGCAGGAGTATATGATATTGTTATTACAGTTACAGATTCAAGAGGAAGGACAGTATCAAAAACTTATTCAAGTGCTATAACTGCTACTGCATATACACCACCCTCTGTAACGAACTTTTCATATAAAAGAACTATTATGGAAAATGGAGCAGAGTCTCAAAGTAATATGGGTACTATAGGATATATAACTCATTCTGGTATAATCCAAAGTAATATGCTTACGCAAGTAAGGCAGTTAAAATACAAGCCTACTACAATTTCAACATGGACAACTGTAAACTTATCTAATACAAATCAAATAAATTTTAAATTCGCTGATGCGCTTAGTGGTTCAACTGCCTATAATTTAAAATTAATTTACAGGGATGATTTGTCATCCATAGAAAGAGATCTCGTAATGACAAACGTCTTTCCATTAATAAGCTTAAATGCAAATGGTAATGGGCTTGCTATTGGTAAAGACTCAACGTTAGAAAATTTAATTGATATATCAATACCTACAAAAATTACAAAAGATTTTAACGCAAATAAAATTTATGCTTCAAATTTAGAAGTAAGCGGATCTGCTAATATTTCTGGACGTATGGAAACTACTGGTAGCATGAATGCTGATGTTTATTATACTAATTGTTTAACAGATACTACTAAAAAATTCAATTTGGGTGGTTTTGGTGGAAGTAGTGTATATGGAGACACTCAAGGTGTTGCCTATCTTGGTAACTGTATTATAATTTATGGAAATGAAAAATTTAATAATATTGAAGCTAATAAATCATATGCTTCTACCATAAAATTTAGAGTTCCATTTAATAGTGCTCCATTTATATCTGTTACAGTAAATACTTCAACACCACATACAAGTTATGCCGGAGCTGTTAAAGTGTCTGCAACACAATTTGATTTATCATTTAGAAGAACTAGCGCTACAGATACAACAGTGTTCTGGTGTGCAATAGGTCAACGTGGATTATAAGAGTGGTGCATAATACATTATTCTTCGTTATTAGAAAAATTTAATATATGTCTAAATTAAAGGAGATTGATAAACGATGTTATATGGAAAAATAATAGATGGTAAATTTAAATTTGCACCTGATACATATATATCAAATGATGGAAATATAGTACTTTCTAACTTTAATACAAATCAAGAGTTAATGCATGAATTTGGATATAAGCCAGTAGTTGAAATATACCCAGAGACTACTTTGGATTTAGAAATGCTAAAAATATATGAAGAAAAAGATGATAAAATAGTAGTTACTTATTCAGTGAATAACACTGAAAGATACTTGAATTCTATGAGAGAAGAAAAAATTTATAAATCTAAAGATAATTTAGCTAATTATTTAGCAGAGCATCCACTTAAATCTTGTATAAAGGGTGGGATAGAAAAGAAATATACAGTTACTCAAGAAAAACAAAATCAATTAACAAGTGTTATTACTTCTTATTTAAATTCAGCACTGCCATATATGATGGTAAATGAACCCATACCGGAAAGTATTAAAATATATTGGAATAGCATGGGGTGTGTTTGTGAAGAGTGGACATATGAGGAAATAACTCTCTTAAAAAAAGAGATTGATGAATATGTTAGGCCTTTTGTATCTATGCAACAACATCTTGAAGTAGTTATTTGTGGACTACCTACTCAAAAGGAAATAAAGGAGCTAAGTGTGGAATTTAATGAAAAAAATATTAATTTATGGATGGAACATTTAAACGGTCAGTAATAAAAATAGAAGAACTTGAAAAACAATTAAAAGATAAATATAAAGTCAATGAGGATAAGAAATTATAGACGGAAATAAAACTTACGCACAAGTGCCAAGATTACTAAAAGAACAAGTAAAACGATTATTAATAGATACTGGACATAAAGAACTAATTGTGGAATAGTTCTTTTTTTATTTTAAATAGATATATAATCCTTCTATTCATATGAAGAATAATATAATAATCTTTATGTAAAATATAATATACATAAAGTGAAATATATAATACAATGAATATAAGGAGGTATTGTATGAAAAACAAAAGAATGAAAATAGCAAGGTTAGAAATGGATATGAGTCAAGAAGATTTGGCCAATGCTGTTGGTGTTACTAGGCAAACAATTGGAATGATTGAATCAGGGAAATACAATCCAACTCTGAATCTTTGTGTATCTATATGTAAAGTTTTAAACAAAACTTTAAATGATTTATTTTGGGAGGAATAAATATGAAAAATAATCAAATTAATGATGAGAGAGTAACTAATATAAAAAGGCAAATAGTAGGTGAAGCCTATGGATTAGTAATGATATTTTTATTAAGCTCCATATTAATAAAACAATTTATTTTAAATGCAGAATTTAGTCAATATGCAGTTGAATTTATTGCTTTTTTTGGTTCAAGTATATATATTGTTGCTCGTAATATTTTTGTTGGAAATGATTTGTATGGTAAAAATAAAAAAATATTACCTATTATAAATAGTCTTATTATGGGTGCTAGTGTAACATTTACTTTAGTTTTTTTACGCTACAAGGAATTTAATACTATAAATGATTTTATTTTAGAATCAATTACTGCATTTATTTGTGCATTTGTATCTTCGTTTTTAGTATTTTTTATAATTAATAAAATAACTCAAAAAAGAGTTGAGTATATAGAAAAAAAATATGATGAAGAGTAATATATTATAAACTTAATAAATTACAATTTATTGAGTGGGTTTAATAGATTATATTAATACAATACAAAATGAAAGTGTTTTTGATACCATTTAGAGAAATAGGAATTTGAAGGGGCAGAAAATATGAAAAATGAAGGTATAAGTTATATAGGATTAGGATTATGCTTTGGCGTTACTTTCGGTTTAATATTTAAAAATTTAGCTATTGGTTTGTCTATTGGTTTACTTATTGGAGTAGTACTAGATAGCAATAAACACAATAATAAATAAAATTTATATCTAAAAATAGGAATTTACTAAGGATAATATTAATATATTACGAACTAAGTTTACATCACCCCAATAGTGTTAATAATCACTACCGAGGTGATTATATGAATATATTATTATACGGTGCTTTAATTATATGCTTAATTGGTTTGGCGGTTGGCATTTTATCCTTCATAGGGATAGTTATACTTTATAAGTCAATTTAGAAGGAATATCCTCCTAATATGTAGAATTAGTTAGAAAAATGTATTATGGGGGATATTAAAGATATGAGGGATGATTTAGGGCAACTTGATGAAAAAATAATAGGTCGTGAGTATTTTAAATTGAAAAAATATGAAAAAAGCCTGCAATTAGATATTTTATTTAAGAGAGGATTTGATTTATATTATAGTTTTGCGCAAGCCAATGTTAATTTAAGCGAATCAACTGAAAAAAACATTAAATTAGATGGATGGGAATTAGAGTCAGAATCGATGGAATATAAAATGAGATTTTTTGTCAGGATGAATAAATTAAAAAGCGCAATATTAATGTATAATTCTGTTGAAGATTATATATTGCAGATTATAGCTTTTGCGTACAAGTTAAATCTAAAATATTATTCACAAGTATTTGATTATTCTAAAATAAACTGTAAAAAAGATTTTCAAAATAAAATAAAAAAAATAAACTATTCAAATGTAGAAGCGGCTTTAACAGAAAGTGCATATGAAGATATAAAGAGCATAATTTATAATTATAAAAATGATGTTAAAGTAAGTAATTTAAGAGACTCTACAAATGACATAAAGCATAAAAGAGATTTTTTTATACATGGATTTTCAGAAAATAGTAATAAAGGTATAGTTCAATTAGCAAATCAAGGAATATATGATTGTGAATGGACAAATAATGATGAATACGATATAGAACAAATTATCGATACGTGTTATGAAGTGCAACCTATCATAAGAAAATATGTAAGCGATGTCTATAATAATATAGCTCAAAAATACGGTATAGAGTAATATGCAATAACAAAAAAGAGAACTTAGAAATAGGTTCTCTTTTTTAATGCAAGAAAGTGAGGATTTCTAATGAGAAACTTTAAAATTAATGGTGCCCGGTAGTATCAATGTACTATAAATAGTTAATACTTCTATTTGAGGTGTATAAATGAATTTAAATAAAATTTTAGAAAGCTATAAGAGTAATATCGAAGGACATAAAGTGTATCGATTTCTAGATGATGATAATATAATAATATATGTAGGTAGGACAAGTGATATTTTTCAACGTATGAAATCACATACAAACATAGGAGACGATGATAATTACAAAAATATAACTTCTATAGAATATACCACATTAGACGATTATATTGAGAGTGTAGAAGCTGAAAAGTATTTTATTTCTAAATATAAACCTAAATTTAATAAGCAACATATAAAAAAATATTACGAATATAATAATGAACTAGAAAATTTAAAATGGACTGTTTATAGGAGCTATCCTATAGACAGTATAAAATATGAACTTGAACAATTTTATGAAGAGGGTTTATCCATAAACTTCAATCTATCTAAACTGTGGTTGTATATAAACTATTTAAATGTAAGTACAGAGAGTTGGAATTGGTCTATAAAATATAAAAATCAATTAAGTCACAGTTTTGATAAAGAACTTTTATATCTTATGAACTCGGTACATAATGAATTAATTCATAAAATTGACAGGCAACTTAAAAAAAATATCAATACTTGAGATGCACAGGTATTGGTGAAAGAATATACACTGATGATATTGGCACATTTTTTGACAGGGAGTTCTTTCAGTGCAATTTGCTTATTAGTGATAAATTTGAAAATGAGTTAGTAGAAGTAGGTATAATGATAGAAGTAAAAGATTGCAAATAAAGTGAATATATCTGCAGGGTGAAAATAATTGATAAATAATAAAGCGAAAGGATCTAATTAATTTTAGTTCCTTTTTTAATGCAAAAAACAAAAGGAGAAAAGGAAATGGAAAAATATTTTAATGAAATAAGTGTAGGGTTTGGTTTAATAGGTGGTTTTATGTGCAAGTTCTTAGGAGGTTGGGATATGTTACTAAAAGCAATTGTAATATTAGTTGTACTAGATTATGTAACAGGATTATTAAAGGGTATATATAACAAATCCCTATCAAGTGAAATAGGATTTAAAGGACTGATTAGAAAAATAATTATATTTGTTGTAATAGCAACTGCTTATGTTATCCAAGGCATAGTAGGGGATGCAATACCGCTTAGAGAGATAACAATACTATTCTTTATAGCTAATGAATCTTTATCATTACTTGAAAATGCTGGTGAGTTCGTACCTATTCCAGATAAATTAAAAGATACTCTTATTCAACTAAGAGATAATAAGGAGGTAAAATAGTTATGAGAGCAACTAGAAGTGGATTTACTAGATTTGACTCAATAGCAGAGTTTGAAAGATACATTGACTCTTTAAGGATAACAAGAAGTATAGACGGACTACAAGTACATCATATGTCACTGCCAGATTACGACTGCTTCTATAAGTCTAATGGTAAAACGGAAGATGAATTGACAAGAACTATTAACCTTGATAGCTATGGAAGTAGTAAGGGATGGGGAGGAATAGCGCAGCATTTTAATATATTTCCTAATGGCAAGATAACTACAGGACGTAACCTAAATAAAACACCAGTAGGAATAACTGGTTGGAACACTGGGAAAGTATGTATTGAAATTTACGGTGACTTTGACAAATGTCAGGACAAGATGACAGATGAACAAAGAAAATCAGTTATAGCAGTGTATGGTATTCTTTGTAAAAAGTTAAATATAACGCCTAGTGTATCTACTATAAAACCTCACTGTTGGTTTACAAGTGGCGGTGACTGTCTAGGTGACTATATACCAAGTAAAGCTAGAAAGTCTTGTCCGGGAACTGCATTTATGGGATTTGGAAATACAAAGAAAGCATTTGTTAATGAATTTTATCCTTTAATAAAGAAATATATGTCTAGTGGTCATGTGGAAAATAAGCCGAGTAATAGCACAAATGCAATAACAGAAGAAACTACAAACTTAACAGGTCAAGTAAATACTTTAGATGGTGATACTCTTAATGTTAGAAAGAGTTACAGTGCTTCTGCTAATATCTTAGGGGAGTTAAAAAATAACACTACCATAACAATAGTTGCTAGAATGAGTAATAACTGGTTCAAAATTAAGTACAAAGACGGATATGGTTATGTTAACTCAAAATACGTTGATAACATAGAAAATGTAGTTCCAACACCTTCTGGAAAATATATTGTAAGATACTTACAACAAGTACTTAATGAAGAATACCGTTGTGGATTAGTTATAGATGGATCTTATGGTCCAAAGACTAAAGCACAAGTTAAAGCACACTATCTAAAGAAAGGTTATAGAGGTAACCATGTAGTATGGCTACAAAAAGCATTAATTAACAGAGGATATAATATAAAAGCAGATGGAAGTTTTGGACCTGCAACTTTAGATGCATTGAAGAAATATCAAAAATCAAGAAAATTAACTGTGGATGGTTACTGTGGATTAGATACTCATACTAAGATAATAAATGATTAGTTTTTCAAATATAAAAATAAGATTAGAGTTGTTATTGCTCTATTATATTGTAAAAAAATGTTAAATTAAGTACAATAAAAAAGAACCTAAGTGTTGGCGCACAGGTTCCTTAATAAAAGATTATATACAGAAAAGACATATTGTAATTATTATAACATAATTTCTTTTGTATATAAAGAAAGAGGTTGAAATGATATTTAATGATTATGTGAGAAGTTTGAATTCTCAATATAGAGAATTAGTAAGGTTAGAAGAAATAATGGATGACTTTAAACAAATATTGCAAATAGCTGATAACATGAATCAAAAGGCTTTTGAATTTTGTTACTTAAGACTAATTGATCACAAAGTAAATGGATCTTCCGCATCGAATAGTGTCGGTTTATCAGAGTTATATAGAGAAGGATTTGTAGAGATAAGAGAGTGTTTAATAAAAATTGATTTTATGGAGTATGGTGAAATCTTATCTAATTACAAAACGTTAAAAGATGAATCTACAGAGAAAGAAGTGGATTACATTCTTAATAAATTTAAAAAAGCATATCAAACTATACATGAATATAAAAAATCTACAAATGACGAAGAAAGAGTAGATGGGTTTAATAATTGTATATCAGTTATAAGAGAAATTATTCAAACTTATGAAAATTTTAAATTTGAAGTAACGAGGGTTAATGAATTAAATAATACTTTGAGTAGAGGATATTCAGATAAAGGCCTTGAAATACAACTTCTTGATAGTAGTCTATCAAAAGAAACTTATAATGAAGTTGTTGATCCGGTATATAGGATATATCAAAAGTTATGTGAAATTTCAAATATTAAAGAAGAAATAAATATAGTAAGAATAGAATCAGGAAGTTTATTTGTAAAGTTTATAGGGAATGAAGAAATTTTAAATCTTATAGCTAAAATAGCAGGTAGTTTTCATGAATTATGTATGAGGAATTATACAAGAGAAGGTAAAAAGAAAAATATAGCAGAAAGTACGGAATTATTTAAATCTCAATTCGATATAATAAAAGAAATGAAAGAAATGGGATTAGATGTAGGTGAGCATGAAGAATTAGCAAAAGAAACATTAGGGTTAATACTAAAAGAAACAAATATTTTAATTTCTTCAAGTCCAGATATTAGAGTTAATGACAAGGTTTTAAGCAAGTCTGACGAAATAAAAAAGTTACTAGAGAAAGATAGTTATAAAATGATAGCAGCAACAGAAGAAGAAAAGGAGTGATTTTAAGATAGGAGGTGGCTTTTATGAATATCTCTTTAAGAGTAAGGATGTTATATACTGCATTGCTACTAAAGTTGTACAAATATACAAGAAATATATTTCCGGTGATTTCGAATACATTAGGAAGATATATTGAAAATAAAGCGCTAATAAATAGTAAAGAGATACATGATATAATTTCTAAAGAAAAATAATATGAGTGTTTAAAATAAATAAAAAATAAGGTGCCCTTCCGTTAGACGCCTTAAGAATAAAATAGCTAGGTTGGATAACTAAATCCTTCCTAGCCTTTTTGTAATTATTTTGCTTTTTTTATTGTTATTTCTCCATTTTTAAAAGAAACCAGAACTTTTCTATTTTCTACATCGATTCCCATTTCTTTTATCCATGTAGCAGGAAGTGAAATTCTTGGAGTATAACTTCCGCTACCGGATTTACTAAAAGATATATTCAATTCTCTTTCTTCCATGTTCTACCACCACCTCAGTAATTTAGTTAATACAGCCATAGATGTAATTAGAGACATAATATTAACTATTAAGTTTATTATTTTTAGTTTTTGCATTTTATTTTTGTAAGAAATGACATATAACATTTTTAAAGGAATAAATCCATACCTTGAAGGCTTTTGCCCTCTTGGCACTACTTACTTAGAAAAGTAATTATAATCGTTATATTTACTACCATGTTTGTAATTCCTACGATTATGCTTACTACTGTTAGCGTTGTATCTAAGTATGGGTTTTGGGTTTTATTTCTTTTTTTATTTATTCTTACTCCTCTCTTGTTTGCCATTTCTTTTCCTCCTTCCATACTATAATTATATTATTTTTATGACGTCCCGTTGGAATTTTGTAAAAAAATACCAACTAATTTTTAATTCTTACAATAATATCTAGTAGTAGATATGTGAAGTAATAAAAAATAAGTTGGCATTCTAGTGACCACCTTTAAATGAAACTATAAAAATATTTATAAAATATAGGTACTATAATAATATGTATAGGACCTTTGAAGTATGTCCATAATTTTAATAATCCATGTTATAGTGTAATTTTAAAAAGGGCTGAAGAGGATTTATTCCTCACTAGCCCCTTTTTTATTTTATAATTTTTGTATTACTATCTAATTTCAAGTACTGACCTTTCTTTAATGTGATTAATTTGCTTCCAGAGAAAGAATCAGAATCTTGTAAGTCTGGACCATTTTTAAATGCCTTTTGATTCTTTTATATTGTGTAAGTAAATAATTCTATTTAATTAGAATTTTCCTTTAAATTAACTCAACCAGCATTTTTATACTAGTATTAAAAGCACGAATATAAATAACATAATTCCGCCAGTTATAGCTAATGCTTTTGCTTTATCATGCGTATCTAAATCAGTATTGGTATTTTCAGTATGTTTATTGACAGCTTCAATATCTTTATTAGTAATTTCAGTATCAATATTACTAACTTCAATGCCTTTATGCATTTTGGATAAATTCATTTCAGAAAATTCTTTAGAACTTATTTTATATATACTGTGACAATCATTACATTCTATTGTGTATCCAGCGATGTAATTAATTATTAATACAATAGGTACAAATATAATTAAAAATGTGAATATAGCAGGAAATATAAAAGCACTAATACCTATTAATCCGAATGTTAATACTGAAAAAACAGATGCACTAAAACTAACAGTTCCCACTAAGGATGCAATTATACCTCCACCAATGCCTATTTTAGCAAATAAACCATTTCTTTTTACTTCTGCGTGAATACTTTTACATTTAGGACACTCAACGTATTTTTTATTTGTAACTTCTTTCATCTTAATAGACCCCCCACTTTAGTTATCTCAATTAAATAATATCACAATATTTGGCAATTTATTATTCAAAAGTATTTTAATAAGCATTTCTCTATCAAACTCAATCAGTGGATAATAATCTCTTAGATCATAAAGGTATTCTCTTAACATTTCTTTCATTTTAAATCCCACTTAAATTTTTTCTTAGTTAAATGTATTAACTAAAATTAAATAATATTACTAAAAATTAACTAATTTTATATAGTTTTATAAAAATAATTCTAATAAAAGAGGAAACTTTTTAACTAATTTTGAATAGTATTAATTAGAACTAAATAATCTTAGATAAGGAGGAAAGCGTATGGCTAAACCTAATGTAATTCCAGTTAGTTTTAAAGATAATATCGAAGATAAGTTACTGCTTGACTGGCTAGAGGATAAATTCTCTGAATATGGGAATAAATCTAATTATATAAAGTATATACTTAGAAAAGAAATGAAAAAGGAATTAAAAGAAAAAGAATAATAAAAGAGTGCTCCAGCCGGCAAGCACAAAGCACTCTAAGGTATGTGAATTGCATATAAATACAACTCTCTTATTGTTTCTATAATAAGTCTTAAAAACCCTTTTAAAACAAAATATTTTCTATCATATCTAACGCTAAAGCACATCCAAACCAAAATATCGCTTCACCCATATGCATTCACCGTCCTATAATTTTGTAGTTATATTTTATACAGATTTAAGGAGGTTTATACAATGTTATTAAAAAAGTGTTGTAAAGAAAGCTATACAATTAGTGAGTTTATGCAATTAGATAATCAAGATCTAAGCTTAATAGATAGATTTTTAGGAAATCTTAAGAAGAATAAAAAAGAGTATGCTAAGTTAGTATTTTTATTAGCTGTATTTTTAAATAATAACAATAATATCTATGCAGAAAGTTTAGAAGCTGGATTAGGAACTGCAGCAAGTGAAATAATACACATGGTATTGATATTTGGTAAATATGGATGCTTAGGTATGGGAATAAAATCAATGATAGAGGAAATGTTGCAAGGCGCAAATATAAAAGAAGCTACAGGAGCTGGGTTGCAATATTTTATATTCTATATTGTGTTACAGTTGTATCCTAAATTATTTTCTATGATTAAATTTTAATAGGGGGGTGTATTATGGAAAAAATACAAGATTTTTTATTTAAGTTTACAAGTGAATGTTTAGAAACTTTATCTATAGTATCTTATGATTGGTTAGTAGTAGCAGGATTAATAGCATTAGTATTATATGTTTTCGGTTGGAAGAAAGGCAAGAACTGGGGATTAATGTGCCCGGCTATATATGTTATCATTCAAATAATAAGTAAGGTGATGTTGAGTGTTAGATAATGTAATTTATAGAAAAGTTAAGTCTATGAAGATAAGTGATTACTTTGAATATAAAAAATGCGAATATGTCTACTTGCAACTTATCGTAACCAAATCAAATAGAAATACAAATACGGAACAAATAGCATCATTAGTAAATAAGACGTTCAAAAAGACTAATAAATATATATGTCAAGTTAGTAAAAGATTAATCATAGAAGAAAGGCCTAAGGCGAGCTTCTATATACACATCACGAAAGATAAAGTGCAATTCTATTTTATTATACCTAAGATATTTCAAAATCAATTCAAAACTAAATTCAAAGAGATATGGAAAAACATAGAAATAAAAGAAGTTGATAATATTCCTATAGATATTAATAGTTGCAGTAAATTTGACCTACATTATAAATATGATGATAGTTTATCACTTGCAGTTGATAAAAGAAATAATGATCTACTTAATGCTAATATGTCCGTAGTGGATATGTTAGAACAAAATGAAAGTGTAGGAATATTTTATAATTTTATTCCTACCTCCGATAAAGAAAGTAACTATTTTAAGTCCAAAACTTATAAAAATGCAATTGCAAGATTTAAAAATGAGGAAAATCTAAAAAAATCTAAAAATTATAAAGATTATTCAATTGTTATAATAAAAAATTTAATTGACTTCATAAACGACCTTCTAAATAGTTTTTTTAACACAAAACAAAACAATCGACTAGTACTTAATCCATTGAAGATTGAAACTTCTTATAGCACTAAAAGAAAAGGTGAGAAGACTATATGTAAAAATCAGACTATAATTTTTGCGAAATCTAATAAAAAAGAGCGTGAAATTGAATTATCTAACACTTTAGCTAATACTTTCAAGAGTATAAGTGATAATAATGAGTTAGTAGTAACTGAAATTACTAAAAATATAGATATAAAACGTACAATTATAAATCATACTACTATAAATAAAACTACAGTAGAAGAATGTAGCAACTTTATAAATATGCCTAGTACAGATGTTATTAAACAGTTCAATATGATAGAACATAATAAATGTTTAGAGTTAAAAGCTCCAGCTTGTTTAGAAAATGGAGAAGTGAGAATAGGCAAAGTAAAAAATAAAGAAAATGCACAAGAAATATACTTTAGTAAAGATGAGCAAATAAAAAGACTAGGCAGAGTTATACTCGGCTCCATGGGAAGTGGTAAATCATATTTTATGGCTAATAGTTTAGCAAAAGATATAATAAAAGCTGAACGTGGACTTGTAGATATAGATTATATAGATAAATGCCAAGTAGCGGATAGTATTAAAGCTATAGCTCCAAAAGATAAAATTATAGAAATTAACTTCAATGATCCTAATCAACTTCAAGCATTCAATTATAATGAACTTACTTTTAACGAGGACGATGATATTTATTATAAGGTTAATATATCAATGCAGAAAGCAGAGCAGATGCAGTTATTATTAGATAGTGTAAATGATGATAATAGTAAATTAACTCCTAGAATGCTTAGATATTTCTATGCAGCTGCTACAGTTGTATATTATAAAAATCCTAATGCTAGCTTTAAAGAAATATTAAATATATTAAAGTATCCAGATAAAAGAAAAGAACTTATAGAATGCATTACAGGATTAGAAAAAACTATATTAATAGAAGAAATAGAGGATTTAAAAGACTTAGATAAAAAGGATAATAATAAGGTGACTAACTATGATAGTAAAATAGATGGAATTTTAGATAGAGTAGCATGGCTTAAGACTAATTTATTTACTAAGTTAGCTTTTAATAAAACAGCTGAAAACAATATTAATTTTGTTGAAGCTTTAAAAGAAAATAAAGTAATCTTAATAAAGATACCAGAACAGTATTTTAAAAGTAGGATGATAAGAAATGTTATAGCTACATTCTTTTTAAATAAAGTTTGGATAAGTAAACAGATAGATTGTAGTACTCATACAGAATTGTTTTTCGATGAAATACACCAATGTTATAATTGTCAGCTACTTATGCAAAATATATTAGTTGAGTGCAGAAAATTCAAATTAACACCAACACTTGCATTGCATTATTTGGATCAACTAACACCTAAATGCAAAAATAGTGTTTTAGCTTCTGGATCTAGTTATCTATTATTGCAAGGTTGTGATGTAAAAGCATTCAAAGAATTATCAACTTACTTCGAAAAAGATGGGTATAGTGAAGTGGATCTAGCAGAATTAGAAAGATACAATGCTTTATGTCTTATAAAAAATGAAGAGAAAGGATATTCAAGTTTTATATGTAAGCTACCTAGTTAATAGGTAGCTTTTTTACATAACAATTATATAAATTTATATAAAAAAGAGTAGATGCACAAAAGCATATACTTACCCTATAAACTCTAACCATATCAAAACCGTGTACTCAATATCTAAAACGAGTTTTAGAACACTACGTTTATTAAATACACTTGATATAGAGTATGATTTTTGACCATGTAAATATTCCTAAATTTTAAAATTTATTAAAAAACAAAAGACTAAGGGATAAAACCTTAGTCTTCTGTAAATGTGTATAACTGATAAAAACCTGTGGATAAATTTGTGGATAGTTTGCTTGACTGACAAAAAACTGACAACTTACAATATTGTTATTATGAAAATACGTTATTGCAACAATTGTAATGGTTTATACAAGGTTCAACATGAACAGT